ACCAGAGGCCCCGACGAAGCAGAGGCCTTGCTTGACCTCCTCCGCGCCGGGGGCTTCACCGACTAGCATAACCTCGGCATTCGGTGGGCCGTAAGGTTTGACCTGCAGACCGGTGACGAGCATGGTTTAGGCTCCTCGTTGGTGGACTTGGAGTATGAGCTGCTGGATGGACTTCTGCACAGTGTCATAGTCGCCGCAGAAGTAAGAGTGTCCGTTGATGAAGGTTACAGACTGGCCAGGGTCATCGCAGGACTTTTGTATCTCTGTGAGTGTATTGGCGTTGGTGCCTGGGGGATTGGCAGGCGCTGTGGCGGTGGCGCAACCAGCGAGGACAACTGCGGCTAGTAAGAGAAGGGCTTTCATGATCTTTCCTCGTTACGTTGGATGCTCAAGATAGCGGCAAGAGCTAGTTCGGCGACGGCAAGATACCGATCGCGCATGGGGCCCTTGCCTGATTGCGCTTTCGATATTTGGTTGGAGATCTGCTGGAACCACTGGTAGACCGGGGTTCGGTCGTCCTCGCGCGGATTGTTCTCGTCGAGACGCTCTCGAAGTTCGGAGAAGAGGGAGGTGAGTGCGGCCTCGTGACGCGCGGCAGTGATCTCAACGCGGCCATGGGGCTTGCGCAAGTCAGGAAATATCTTACGCTCGCCACCGTGCTCTGCGTCATACTCGACAGGCAATGGTGCGTCTTTGTTGGGTGTGATTTTCATGGCTCGAACTCGTAAAGTTTGTAGTCGTCTGCTACCACGCGATAGTAGTCTGGTGATACGCTTGAACTAAATTCGTTGTTGAGTGTGCGCTTGATAGCCTCAGCCATCTTCTCGCTAAGCCCTGGCATGGTGATGAACGCTTGCGAGTACATTTCATCATCGAAGTTTGAAATGCGAGCTACTCTCATAAACTACTCCTTGAGTTTTGCGAGCCTTTCCAAAGCGATCCCGTGGAAAGAAGCATCACGCTCAATCGCAATGGCACGGCATTTAAGTAAGTGAGCCGCGGGGAGTATCGTCCCCGTACCTGCGAACGGATCGCACACGCAATCTCCGGCGGCGACAGACCGACGCAGAAGATCGACGTAAGCTCCAACAGGCTTTTGTGCTGCATGTCCGAGATTCTCGTCGTTCTCTCCAGCAGAAAATACGTCCGACACAACGACGTTAACATTGCGATCTCCCTTCACCGCGTACAAGACCAGCTCGTAACCACGACGAGGACCCATAGTAGGCCAAGGTACGCGCCGGCTACTTGCATGGCTCTTCGCATAGACAAGCGGGGTGCGATGCACCCGATAGCCAGTATTACTAAAGAGGCTCCGAAGCAAAGGGAATTTATCAATGTCACAGAACACATAGATATGCGCCTTTGGTTTGGTTTTGGCCCAGCTCCACGCGGCAAACTCCTGTATCATTGTTTGCCATTCTTCTCCATCCATGTCATCATAGTCGTGGAGAACCGTAGAAGGGTCTCCGCCGTCTTTAAAAGCCTGGGCGCCCATGCCATATGGAGGATCGGTGAGAATCGTATCGATCGAGCCATCTTCAACGGTAGCAGCGCGGAAGTCGCAATGCTGTAAGCTGTGAAGGCTAGACAGAGCTGCCACATTGACAGAAGCAGAGAGACGGCTGAGCCGTGCTTTTTCATCGCGTTTCCTTAGGACCTTCATTGCGTCTTTCAGCGTAGGCGCGCTTGAAACCTCTTTGTCTTCAAGATGCGCGGCAACAATGACGGCGTCACGTAGAGCAGTACCATTGGTATTGGGCGTCTCTGCAGCCGTCTGCGCGAACGTTTGCTTGGGGTTTTGGCGGCAACGTAGCTCGTGAAGGAAGGCCTCAGCAGCCGCGCGCTCCGGCCACGTAAGGTTTTCTCGTCGAATATTCTCATGAAGTTGGGCCTCCCATAGCCGCGTCTCGTCGTCGAAGTCGAAGAAGATCACGGGGACCTGGTTTAGTGGATAAGTCTCATTACCGCAGCGCACAGGGATTCCCAACACGGCCAGGTGCTTGCAAGCACGAAGACGGCGCTCACCAGCCACCAGCTCTCCACCCGCGGCGACAGTGATGGGTTGGAGGAGACCCAAGGTCTGGATCGAATTGGCGAGTTCGATGATCGCGGCCCCGTCGAAGTGACGACGCTGACGGTGCTCGGAGATGCGTATGTGGCTGGTTTCATAGCTGTGGATGGTTGACATTACCGCCCTCGTAGATGATGGTCATTTGAGCCCACTTGGCAACGGCGTGCTCGGTTCGCGCGCCAGTTGAGTTCTCCCACCCTCGCAGCATGTAGATGGTGTTGCAGAGGAGGAGGGCAGAGAGATCGCGCTGGATGATCTCGAGTAGAGGGCGGCCGTCGGAGACGGTGTTGATTTCGGCTGGGTTGAGGACTGCGTGGCCACGTGCGCGGTAGTGGGCTGCCGCCTCGTGGAACGCGAGGAAGTTGTGGTCGGGCAGGCCGGTCATCGGACCAGCGATATAGATTATCGGCCTCTCTTTCCCCCCGACTTGCGCGCTTTGTCCAAGGCTATCGCTACGTCGATCTTTTGCGCCTTCTTCGCGCCGAACTTCTTTGCCATCTTCGCATGGTGCGGGCCGTGGGCGAGTTCGGAGATATTGCTCGATACTGTTTTCTTGCTCTTGCCCGATTTGAGTGGCATGATTGGCTCCTTCGATAACGAAAGTTACGCGGCCTTCTTTGATGAACTCACCGAAGATGGCGGAGCTGAGGTGTGAGCCCCAAGCAGTAAGGCGCCCTTGTGGGTCGCGCGAGGTCATAAGGGCGATGCAAATGTTCTCTAGGTCTCGTTCAGTTATTAGCACGTTCGACCTCGGCTTTGTGCTGAATCTGCTGGATGACGGAGAGGAGAAGCTTGGCGTTCTCCGTGTTTTGTTGAGCAACGACGGAGACCTTGACCGTCATCTGGTTAACGTAGTAGGCGATGAAGAGGATTAGAACTGCGCAGAAGATGTCAATTGCGCAAGCAAGAGCGACGAAGGAGATTGCGTCCATGGGCTAGGCCTCCTTGGCAGCGGCTTCTTCAACCGCGCGGATTACTCGTGCGGCAGCGAAGACAGCTTGAGAAGTGATCGCGTAGGCACAGCTAGCTGCTTGGTTGGTCGGATCGAGCATGACTGCATCGAGAGCTTTCTTGCGGATCTCGAGTATTGCGCGGGCACAGGTTTCAGCATCGGTCATGGCAAAAAGGGAGCACGCAGGCTCCCTCTCCTAGTTAGAAGTTAGGCAATCGCCGAGACCGCGGTGATTTTCTCTTGCGGTTCGTTGTTGTAGATCTCGTGGGAGACTTGGACTCGCGCGTAGAGATGCATCAACTCGCGCGGGTTCAGCGGACCGTCGTTCTTTCCTACGGCTTTGCGGAACTTGCCAAGCTTCACGTTCTTGCCGCGCCCTTCGGCGAGGTCTTGATTTTCGTCAAGCTCCAGCATGATACCGTAGGTAAGCATGAGCCGTGCGCGGCCTGTGCGTTCTTTTTGGTGCTCATCGTCGAGCTCGAAGACGACGTCGAGGCGCGCCCAGTGGGACTGGGACTTGTCCGAGAAGCCGCTGGCGGACTTCAGGTCCACGATGTAGGCGGAGTAGACGCCAGGCTCGATCAAGATACGTTCGGTGGAAGTCGGGCCAGAGATCTGGGTGTCGAGGAAGGTATTTGCGTCAAAGGGCATGATAGGGTCTCAATTAATTTCAGGAAGGTTGGAGTCAAACTCGGGGCTGCTGATTAATTCCTCCTTAGGTTTGCCGAGAAAGAGGTAGTCTTTCTCTATACAATCCATGATTTCCATGATGGCGAGCATTTGTGAAGTCTCGTCCAGCATGCGGCCGGCTTGCATGATGCGGGAGGCACCAGCGGACCAACCACAATAAAAGAACACTCTCATCATCTGTTGGACAAGTGGCGGCATCTTGCGCCCAACAGCTTTCCCATTAGGGTTCAAAGCCTTTTGGAAATCTTGCTCAAGAATAGAGGCCATTTTTAACCTTTGCTTCAAAAGATTTACGAGCGCAGCATGCTTCAAAAAAGTCTTGACCTCTGTACAAAGTATTCTTTTCAAAATCTTTAGCCAACCAGATGTTGAATGTAGTACACCAATGCACAGCGGATACACCAGTTTTACTGGTGCGACGCACACGACGATTTCGCGCCTGCTGCGTAGCAGTAGCCCATACGCAATTTTCCTTGTAATAGCCTTCGTTATTATTAGAGCGTTCTAACTGCGTACCTTCGGGTTTCTCCCCCATTTCTTTTAAAAAGATATCAAAACGCTCCCATTTTGCGCAGTACATAATACCTCTACCACGATAGCGATCAGTACCGTGATAGTTTGGGTTAGTACAGCGTGTATGCATATTAACCCACGCGGTATAAGTACTCATTGCGCTTCGTTCCTCTTTTTCCATTTGTTAAAGATCGGCGCGAAGTCCTGCTTCTGGTTCGCGGCAATGGGCAGGTTGCGGGCCTTTAGTACAGCCTGGGGATTGCTCGTGTCCCAAGTGAAGGCTGAGCCTTCGCGAACCGACATAACCACGTCGGAGAACATTGGAGGCAACTTCGGCGCGAGCTTTTGACCCAAGGCCGAGACCATTATCTTGCTTCCTCCAAGGACTTGATCAGTCTCTCGCTCAATGTGCGAGAGAAGGACGAAATGGCACCTGCAGGAATCCGTAAGATAAAGGAGCATTTTTTCGACTTCACCTTGAGCGATCCCCCAGTCCGACTGGCTTCTAACAGGCTTGCCTCCAATAACCAAGGACATTGCAGCACGGCAGAAGCCAGTGAGCCCGTCCATGACCAGCACGCGATCAAGTCCCCAGTCATAGACTCGACCGTGATTCTTCCCGTCTCGGGCATCGACGAAGCCGTTGAGGTTTCGTTGGATGTCTGTCCACTTTGCATACTTGCCTCGTTCAGGATCCTGCATTTCGGCCAGGGCTTTGTGGTTGAGGGTATTGACCTTGGTTGACGCGCCAATCATTGCGTCGAGGTCAGCCGTAGTTGGGCGAATGTAGGACCAGTGGAGGTTAGGCGGAATAGGCTTGCCGCGGTCGACCCAGTAGCCTTTGAGAGTTTCGAGGCCTGGCTCAAGCATCTGGACGTAGACCTCGAGTGGGTGCGCGGGATCAAGGCCGTAGTCGACGAGCGTACCGATGGAGTGAGTTTTGCCTGTGCCACCGTCGCCTTGGACGCAGAGGTTCAGGCCGGTTAGCTCGCTGTCGGGCGTGAGGGTGAGGTAGTCGGTCATCCGAGCACCTTTTCGATCGTGAGCTTGGCGACGGGTCCTGGCACCCAGTCGTTGTCGTAGTCAACGAACTGATTGTTGTAGAGGCCTTGCGCGGCAAACTGCATTGCGTCGGCTACTTCGGGGACGGTGACAATTGCGGAGAAGACGGTACCGCCTTGTTCGTTCAGCGCGCATACGCGCCAGCGCAGGGCGGCAGGCATTTGGTTGCTAAGGGCCCAGTCAACGTCCTGCTTCAAATCCGCGTCGTCGTGGGAGTGGGACTCGATACTAGAGTTGTAGTTGTGCATGGTGATTACTCCTCGAAGGAATAGATTTCAACGGTGACGGTGAGCTGCATATCAACCGGGTTATCGACCTCGTGGGACTCGACAATGGGGTCGATGAGGAATTCCTCGCTTTCGAGCAAACGATCAAGCATGGCCTTGGCCTCGCCAAGCTTTTTGGGAACCCAGCCGATGTGTTCGCCTCGCCAAAAAACTTTGATCGCGGCAGAGTCATACTGGTTGTGCGGATCGCGCAAGAAGTTAAGGTCGTCGCCGGCGGAGATATCGGCCTTGTGGGCTTTGTACGCGGCAGAGTGCGCGGTACCAGACATTTGAAATTCAAGTAGTTTCACGGAAATACTCCTTGAGGGCAGTGTAGAAAACTAGCATAAGGCCCTCGAGCTTTGCTAGTCGGTGCTGGGCCGAGTGTTCGTCGTAGGTCTTCATAGAATCTACGGGAGGCTCTGTTTGCCCCTTGAGTTTAGCCTGCTCTTCGGCCCACTCGTTAAACGTTTTGCGCGTCGCGACGTAAGTTTGCTGAATAACCTCGGGTTTTATCGTCGGCAAAACCTTGGGTTTGCTATTCCCTCTCGTTTGTTGGCTGTAGAGAGGGGGCTTGGTTAGATGCAATCCGCCGTTGTCATGGCCGTAGATCTGGCCTAGCGCGCGAGCTTCCTCGATGCGATGCGGAGAGTGCGCGAGGTCTTGAAGGTGCGCTTTCATCGCGCGGCCGATGACTCCATAACGCCGCGGAATACCGAAGGCGCGCTTGTACTCGATCACCGTGACGTTGTGCGCGGGCTTGATATGCGCGCCGAGGTTAATGAAGCACTTGCCGCAGATCAAGCACTCGAGCGCGTCATTGTCAAGGTAAGCAGACAGCTGTGCACGCGAGGTGATCTGCCGATGGGACGACAGGGCTAAAAGCTCGTCGTAGGTCAGTTTCATGATTGGCTCCTTTGCGCACTTGGTTTTCCCAGGATTTGCGCGCACAACATGCAGTTAGAAAGTTTGGGCCTTCGTAGAGGAGGTGGCGTTTGCCGCCGCTATAGGCTTTAGCTGACCATCGTTGGTTGGAGGGCTCCCAACATACGCCAACGATGCCGCTGGTGTTGTTACGTCTCACAAGAAGCCTCGCGGCAGGTAGTCGTGCGGTGGGATCTCGTCTGGCTCTTCCTCGTCAGCAAAGTCGGATAGCACAACACCATCGGTTGGATCGAGCGCGACTTTGGAGAGAGTCTCGACGGTGATCTTCAATGACTCTCCGGCACAGTTGTTAAACTGGAGCCAGAAAAAGTTACAGCCGCCTCCTTGCGCGAGACGCTGGCCGGCGGGAACAACGGCTTCAAATAGCAGTGCCATGGCGCGAAAGCTCCAAGAGTAATTCCCGCATCAAGACCGCGCGGGGGAGACAAGCATGGAACTGCTTATCATGTAGGTTAAACAAAGAACCTCCCCACGAAGCGTCACACTGTGCACAGTGGTCTGTAATAAAACGCCATCTGGCACTTTTGCTAAACTCACATCGCGCCCATTCTCGTCCACAAATCTCGCAGAGAAACGCAATGTTTTGGGAGTAGGGGAAGAGCTCCTCTGTGAAAACATGTTCGGCCTCGACGGTGAAGTGGGTGTAGGAGGTCACGGCTTGGGCTCCTGCTCCGGCTCGTTGTAGAGCTTGTCGCAGTATTCGGAGCACTCTTGGTCCATGTAGCGTCTCGCGGCAATGGCGCGCCAAGGTAACCAGCTAGAGCGCATACGAACGGTATCTGGATGCGGCATGTAGTAAAACGAGCTGCCATAGCGAGTGAACGTTCCGGGTTTGAGCTTCATAGTTTCCTCACTAGCCAGCCGGCGAACTGTATCGCTTCGGCAAGGTTGACCGGCAGTTCGTCACCGTCGGTGGCCAGATACTGGGCGATCTGACGCAGGAGCTGGGCTTCATGCGCGGACAAGGAGAGCTCGACAAAGCCGGGCTCCGGGTAACGGACCTCCGTCGCAGTTCGCTTGAGAACGGCTTTCGCCGTGCGGGAGCGGATGGTCATTTTTGGTTCCCCAGGGCTAGGCGTTTGAGTTCCTCGTGCGCGGTCCAGTCGATGGATTCGCGGCAGAGACCAATGCGGGTTTCGGCCTGTGGTGAGGGCTTGCGCAGACTGAGCCAACCGCTTTCAATGCGCTCTTCCTCGGTTGGTAAACCCTCGGCATACCAGAGAACGTAATGTTGATCTCCTTCATAACGGTCTAAACCACAAGAATTACAAGTGTAGTCACGGACAGAGACAAATTGCTTATAGCTGCTTTCTTTTGGCTTGAGCTCAAATATAATACCGAAGTGACCAGAGGGCTTACCACTGGAGTAAATGTACTCGACTTCGTCCCCGATTTGCCATTCATGATCAGCCATTTTCAACCACCTCCATCTTGTGTAGAAGAAGCGCGTTGCGATCTCGCGTGTATTCGTTAAACAGCGCGTCCTCGCATGCGCCGACCGATCGAAGTGCATCGTAGCACTGCGTTTTGATGGTCGGGTTCGCGGCGGCGAGGAGCTCTAACTGCGACCGCAGCATGAGGACCGTGCGCCGCTGGGCGTAGTAGAAGAGGTTGAGTTTCTGGAGCGTCGAGAACTCTTTCCCACTTTTGCGGTGCTTGATGTGGGAGAACAAGCGAAGGCGTTCGAGCATGTTAGTGACGCTCCAAAGGGTTCCAGTTACGCTGGTCGAAGTTTGCGTTCATCCACGCTGGGTGGTCCTTGACCATGCAGACGGTTTTGAACTCACAACCGCCGTATTCGTTGCAGGCCTCGCCGAACGCAGCCACGTTGATGCCGCGCCGATAGAGGTCAATTGCGTAGCGAAGCTTCTCGCAGGTTGACGCGAACCATTCGTCGATCTTCCAGCGAGGCTGGTGGACTATGGCTTGGGCATGGTCGTACTTGGTCTTGAGGATCGAGATACCGCGAACGAGCGTACCATCGATCTGTAGACCAGATTCGGATGCTCCCCACGCATATGAGACAAACTGCCCGCGCATATCCCATTGATTGGCCCAACTGGCCCCAAGGCTAGAGGTTGTTTTATCGTCAGTAAGATACCGGCCGCCGTAAGCATCCAGAATGCAGTCAAGTCTCCCGGCGTACAAGAGCGGTTCGTTCGTCTCGGGATGAAGAACAGGTAACGGAGCACAGAAATTCCACTCAATTGCCGGGCGATCGTTGATGCGCGAAAGGGTGCCAAACTCGAGATCGTCAATGGGAAAGACGGAGGCGTAGTATTCCAAGGCTCCACACATGCGATCGAGGGTTTTAGCTGTGTTATGCTCCACGGATTCGTCGTAGGCGAGCATGAGGGCTTCAAGGCCGAGTTGGAGAGCGTCATCGGTAGATTCGATAACGCAGTGCTCATGATAGTCCAGTTCTCTTTGGTCATTTCCAGCTTCGTCCACATAGTTTCTGTATACTGGTCGGTCATAGTAACCTTGTGACCACGCAAGACGCATGACTTCGAGGCCTTTTGCAAAGCTAGCTCCTGCCATGAGGTGAATGGACTTGCGCGCATCAGGGATATAGTTTTGCTGATAAGCAAAGTCCCATCGACGGTGGCACGCGAGGGCAGCGATCATCGTTGAGTCAATGACGGAAGGGAATTGGCGCGAATGGCTGTCTTTCATACTACGCTCCTTTGACGCAAAGAACTTGCTTGAGGGTATGGACGACTTCGACCAAGTCGGTTTGATTCGCCATTACTTGGTCGATGTCTTTGTACCCAGACGGTAACTCGTCGAGCACAGCCTCGTCTTTGCGGCACTCGACTCCGGCGGTCTGGGCAACGAGGTCCGCGATGGTGAACTGGCGCCGCGCGGCGGTACGGGACATACAACGGCCTGCGCCGTGGCTACAGCTGCAGTATGACTCAGTATTCCCAAGGCCTCGTACAATGTAACTACGCGTGCCCATGCTGCCTGGGATGATTCCCATATCACCAGATCGTGCGCGGATTGCTCCTTTGCGCGTAATCCACAGGTTTTTGCCAAAATGATTCTCCCGCGTGGTGTAGTTATGGTGGCAGTTAATGGCCTCGTGCGTGACCGAGAAAGACGGTACCTTTCCGAGCAAAGCATGAAGTATCGCGTTCATCATCTGGCGCCGGTTCTCGAGCGCGTAGTCTTGCGCCCAGTTCATAGCCTCGACGTAGTCGTTGAAGTCGCTCGTGTTTTCGGGGAAATAGGCGAGGTCCTGGTCGGGGAGCGTAATGAAGTACCGCTCCATCTCGCGTTTTGCGCGCTCGATAAAGTAGCGACCGATCATGTTGCCGACGCCGCGCGAGCCGGAGTGAAGCATAATCCAAACGTCTTGGTTTTCGTCTACGCAAAGCTCGATGAAGTGATTGCCAGAGCCAAGGGTGCCAAGCTGCCGCCGCGCATGGTTTTTCGCGAGAAGAGGATGCATCACAGTAATCCGCTCGAGTTCAGTCCACATTGCGTGCTCGGAGCTGGCGATGCTCGGCAACCGGTTAGGCTGATGCGCGCCACCCTTGCCAAGAGGAACGTCCCGCTCAATCTGATGGCGGATCGCAAGCAAGCTATCTGGCAAATCGCTGGCCTTTAGAGACAAGCGTACAGCATTCATACCGCAGCCAATATCAACCCCGACTGCGGCAGGGATGAGAGCTTGATGAGTAGCAATGACGGTTCCGACCGTCGCGCCAATGCCTGCGTGGACGTCTGGCATGCAAGCTACGCCATTGGAGGCGATAAAAGGCATGCGCGCCATGTTGAGAAGCTGAGACATGGCGCTAGCTTCGACGTTGTCGGTCCAGATTTTGATCGGGCGATGACCAGCCTCTTGGATGACTTTCATACGTGATCTCCGGTTTCCCAGTTGAGGTTATCGAGTACGTCACCTTCGGGAGCTACAATGACGTAAGCGGTTTCGAGCTCGAGGATGCGATGCTGTGCGTCGATGGCTGCGTCGAGGAGCCAAAAGTGGCAATGGGCCTTGGATTGTTCGCGCGCCTTGCCGGAGGGGTAAAACCAAGCTCCTTGCGCATGGCGAAAGACGTAACAGCCTGGCTCGTTGCCTGCGCCACCTTCATGCGCGACGTAGTACGCATCGCAGTGGACAACGGCATTGCGCGAGACGATCCACAGATCCGCGCCGGTCTTGATGCATAGGCTCATGGCTTGGCTCCGGGCTTGAGGAGAGATTGCAAGTGTGCAAAGGCTTCGGAGGAGGTCTTGAATTCCTTCCCGACGTCTTTGCCAGCGAGGAAGACTTTCCAAGTCCCTCGTATGTCGTCGTAGTGAATGCGGTTGAGAATATCCATTACAGGGCTCCGGCCACAATGGGCTCAAGGATGTTATAAGAAACGCCGGCTTTGTAGGTGTATAGCCGCGCGTCGGGGTGAATGTTGTCAGGCAGATCGGCTTGCCAATCCGGATACCAGTTAAGTATCGTGTCCCACTGGTCGATGACGGGAACTTGGAGTTGCTGCCCGACGTAAAGAATGTCGTGAGTCAACGACCACATGATGGAGTTGTGCGAGTCGTTAATCGGGTTGCCGGACATGATGAGAACGGTCTTGCCGTAAGTCCGCGCGATAGCGACGAGTTGGGACTCGCAGTAAATTTCATCCGCGTCGGTGTAGCCTGGGATGAACGCATCGTTGATTTCTTGGTTCCACGCGACGATCTGCGCGGGGGACGAAGCCATCTCCACCGCCCAAGGCTGGGCGATTGGCGGTTGGCCGTAGAGAAGCTCTGGGCAGGTAGAGCCCGGTACGGCGCGGTTGAGGACTGCCACACGGCCAGGAAAGCTGGTGTTGAAGGCTATTTGGAGTAGAGCCGGCTCGTTGTCTGGCGACTGGGTATAGACGCCGTTGACGAGCGTTGTGCCCCACATCGTCGAATCGCCGTAGAGAGCGATTACGACCGAGGACAGGTTGGATAGCGCTGGGCCTGGCTTCGACATGACAAGAGAGGGTGGAGTAGACGCCGCGCTGGTTGGCGCGGGAGTGGGTGAGCCACCACCTCCGCAAGCGGCTAGCGCGAGTGAAAATCCTATGATGCCTAATTTCATGCCATGCTCCTAGTTTGGGGCAGGAGGCCCCTTCAGTGGGAAAGCCTCCCGAAGGAGGCTGATGGAAGGCGGGTCGCTGCTGGATTCGAACCAGCGCGCAAGCTGATCAGGCCACGCTCTACCGACTGAGCTAAGCGACCCGAGGGCTAAACGTCTGTTACGTCGTCGTTGTGTCGGCGCGGTGCGAAGCCAGGCTCTTGCACAGCCGGGCAGTATTCGAGGGCAAGGAGCTCGTTAATCTTCGCGTCGATCGCGGTGATTTGGGCTTGTGTATCGGCTTGGAGCTCTGTCCGTTTGGTTTTGAGACCAGAGACCATGCCCTCGACAATGAAGAGGCGTGTGACTGGCGCGCTAAGCCGGACAGTACACATCTCGACCAATACGTGCCCTTCTTTAGCGTAGTGCGCGATACCGTGCTCGTTGCACCAGTCGTGAACGCGGTAGGTAATGCGCTCGACATAACCGTATTCGCCGCTTTCGAGGCGCTCGTAGCTTTTATCGAGCGAGGCGAAGATACCAACTTGAAACTCTTGCATGCTAGTCTCCTGAAGAAAAGTGCAGCCAGTCCGCGCGGTATTCGGCAAAGGTGAGAACTACGCGGAAGGGGACTCCTACGCGGCGCATACACGCACGGTAGGATAAGAAATCGAGATAGATCTTGGTTGACTGCATCATCACCAGTTCTCCGGGTCGGCGCAAGCTGCTTCGCCCCAGGTGCAAACGCCGCACATGGTGCCGTCGTACTCGACTTTATCGCGCGAAGCATCGCGCATGTTGTTGACGTCGAAACGGTAAGAAACCCCTTGCACGCAGGGGACCTGGCCGCAGATCTCGCATTCGCGAGACCACAGTGGCCGCCACTCGTCGATGAGGGTAGTTTGTGGATCTCGCGCGGTCATTTTCTCTTCATCTCCCCAAGGCCTTTGAGAATCTCGTTTGCGTTGATTGCTGGCGCGGCGCCGAGTGCCTTTGCGCGGGCACTCGAGCGGGCGGCCTGAGCTGCCCCCGAGCGGACACTGCGCAGGGCCTCGATGGCGAGTCGCATCTCGTCGCGGGTAATGGTGTTGTCCGCGCACTTCTGGCGATAGAGCGCCAGCTGGGCACTGAGTTCAGGGGTCATACGAAAACTCTCCCGTTGTAGATATAAGGAAGTGCGAGAGCATCCTCAACATACCCGCACTCGGTTGTGGTGAGAACTTCCATCTGCGCGACTTTCGAGTCATCGTCGTCGTTAGCAACGAGGCTCGAAAGTGCAGCGATAAGTTCGCTGACGGTCATGTGCAAATCTCCGCGATGTCGGCCTTAAACTGATCGAGCACCTTGCATAAGCCAGTGTATGTTTCGCTTTGCTTCGGCGGTTCGATTACGACCGTGCTCCAGTCGATTTGGTCGAGGAGGTATTTGTAGCCTTCGATCTGCATCAACGTCACACTGTTCTCGTCGCGCGAGATTTCGATGAATTCGTATCCGCGACGATCGTTCACGCACTGGACATTGCGCTCAATCCAATCGGCAATCTTGCTCCACGAGTAGCGAAAGCGCGGAGCATCGTCCCACGAGCGCTTAACTGCGTCATTCATTCGCGCGATCATGCAGGCTGTTCCGGGCGGAAGCATGTTAGCAAACTCGCCTTCGCCTACACCCAGCACGTGCATGCCCAAACCGAGCGCGCAATGGCCGGTACCGCGGTGCATTTCTCCTTCAATCCGCGTATACATATAGCTGCGAAGGGCCTCGCACCATGCGGTGCGTCGAGAGAGGGTCATCATTTTAAGCCACCTTTGTCAAGTTGGAGTTGTCCGACGGGAGCGCGGGGATTTCTTTCCACTCGCTCACGTACTTGGTTACGCCAGTGTCACCGCCAGGCACCTTGCGCGATACGCGTTGCCAGAGCGTCCCGTCGTCCGCGAGAACAACGAGAATCTTGCCCGGGCCTTGCGTGCAAACAGCGATTTGAACCGGCTTACGTTTCATATTAGTCTCCAAAATGCTTACGATAAATATCCGGCACGACTTCGACCTGCCGTTCGGTCAGTCGCGCGGTGTTGCTACCTTCCTCGCTGCGCGACCAGCAGCTGGAGATGAAGGATTGCTCCCAAGGGGTGAGGTCCGAGGTGTTGAGCAAATTGTGGAGCTGGCGCAGCATAGCATTAACGGATTTCATTCTACAATTCCCTCCACAATATCGAGATAGTTGGTGAGCAACGAGACGATCAAATCCCGTCGTGCGCCGTAAGGGATGCTCCCTGTGAGGTCGGAACGCAGCAAAGCCTCCATACGTTGGTACAGAGGCTCAGGCATTGTGATAAAAACCTCGCGCGTTGGGACCGCGCTTGGTGGCTTAGGCATGGTGAAAGCGCTCCTTGGTTTGCGCCAGCTCGAATCGGCGCAGAGCGATCTGGAGCCGAACGGCTAGCGTAGTGGAGTTAGAATACATATCGAGTGCCTCGCGCGCGAGCTTCGTTAGCTCTTGGGCGGCAGGTGAATGACAGTGCGCGCACCATGCGAGGATCTGTTCCTCAAAAACAACTGGCGCGGACTCATGCGAACCATCATCTTCGCAAGTGAAGCTCCAGCCATTGTCTCCATCGCACATGAGGAGGGGCTGTTGCTCATGCACTTCACCGCATGCGCGGCAGCGACTTTGTTTCACCAGCCAACGATAGGGGCGGATTTGCTCGCGCGCGGAGGCGATGAGGGAATCGAATGAGGGCAGCATGATCAGTGCTCCAAACCGAGAACAACAGTCTCGGCCGCAGTAATGCAAGGAAAGAGGGAGAGCCAGCGATCGAGGTCGGCGATTGCGATGGCTTCGCTGCCATAGCCGATGGATGACAACGGCTCGTAGGTTAAGCGAAGGCCGAGGGGTTTGTTATCAGCGGGCCAAGCAAGCGCAGTCCCTGCGTCGCCTAGGCTGACTATGAACTGAAGTCGAACTAACATGACGTGTCTCCGTTGACACTTGCCTATTGGCGGGTGGACTAGGACTCGAACCCAGAGTTTCTGTGCTTACCAAAGCACTAAACTGCCCCTGCTCCACCCACTTGGCCCCGACTTCACCGCGCGGGGCCTGTTGCGCGTATCATTCACTTAATCTCGTGTTAGCGTACCGCGCCCGGATGCGGGTTACATGATAACCTCCGTTGCCAAACCCTATCTATATGATAGGATAAAACCCTAGGTTTGTCAACCACAAAATTGTAACAACCTCACTCGCGCGGAGGCGTTACCAGCCACGCGAACAACGCTAGCGCCACCAGCACTCCCACAAGCTCCACCCAGTGCGCGCTAGACACGATTGATCTCGACTTGTTGCGCGATCAGCCAAGAGCAATATTGCTCCGCGTGCTCTCGGATCACGAACATCGCAACCGTCGGAGCCTCTTGCAACGCATAGACGCGCTGGACCGCGAAGGCATCTGTATTCCCAATCCCCGGCATTGCTACCACGCACTTGACAACGCGGTAGAGCTTCATCTCGAGCGATTGCTTGACCGAGAAAGGTTTGATTAGTTCAGCCACCTTGGGTCCTCCATTGAAAGTGCAATGCCATGCATCGCGGCAAGCCGCGCCCCTTTTGTAACCGCGCTAGTTTTACGCACCCTCGCACGCGAGGTCGGAGACTTGTGCAACCGCTCGCGCGGTTAACTAACGCGGTGGCAAAAAGCCCGTAGTGCGCAAGTGATTGCCAGTGCGCACTACGGTACGGAAAACCTCGCGCAGCCCAGGGACATATCCGCGCGAGGGGAGACTGGTTACAGCTTCAACAGGTCAAAAATATAATCTGGTTCCAGACCAAATTCCTCGTGCAAGATTTCTTCGGGATCCTCTCCGTCGGCTATCCGCGCGCGGGCTTCATGAATCACTTCAATTGCCTCGAGCGCAGTCATACCGTCGCGACGGATCAAGATGCTCTTAATTGATTCTAATTCCATGATAGTCTCCGAGACTAGTTAAACCGCGCGCAAATCGTCACACGTGCAGCTACACTCCCCGCCCATTTCTGGGTCCGCATGCGGATTGAAGAAAATCGTCCTGCAGCCGATTGGCGCGATGTTTTTTGTGCTCCACCGCAGCCTCGGGTGATTCACGCAAGTCAGCGCGATATGCTCGCCATATTCCGCGCTATCCACTATTTTACCGTCCATTCCTGCCTCCGTTCCGTAACAATGCGCCGGATGCGCATTAGGCGGGGCTCTAGGCTGCTACACCCTAGACATGCGCGCATGAAGCCGCGCATCGCGTTTCGCCCCTGCTAATGCACACAGCACGCAAGGCATCGCTTTTCGCGGTGCCCGCGCGTTCCGTGCTTACAACTTCAACCCTGCGAGAGCCGCCGCAGCTGCCTGCGCCGCGCTTTCGTTCACCTTCCGTTCTTTCTTCGGCGGGCGAATGCGCTCGATTTCTGCCGCAACTTCCGGTTGCGCGCGGAGGGCGTTATGAATCTTGGTCCGCTTCTTCGGATCCTCGTGCAAGCCAGCAAGGTAAGTCCGCACGTCGGACAATTCACGCTTGTAGAGGTTCGCGAGAGCCTTTGCGAGCAAGCCCCCTGTCGGCTCTCCATCGCCCGAGCCTTTCATGCTCCATTCACCTGCCTCGAGCGCCTCGATCAGGCCCGCAACGGCTTTCTCGGCATCGTCCGCAGTCTTTTTGGTCGAGCCCGCATCGGATAACTTCTGGCGCGCCCCATGCACGGCGAAGGAATGATACAATTCCGATGTAGGGTCGAACGAAAATTCATGCTCCGCGCCATTGCCAAACACAATGCGAAACGTGACGAGGTTCCCGTCCCCGTGCGTCTCCGTCATTTTCATTTTCTTCGGGGCTGCCGTCGCGGTAGTTTCAACCGCGTTATCCTGCGTGAGAGTGTCAGACATGTCTATCTCCTTCAATTAGGGTCGTTCGCCCGGGTAATGTGTCGCATTGGCGACAATTTCAGTCTAGCACATGCGCGAAAAAAGCCTAGGTGAAAATTGTAACTGGCTTACTTTTCCTTAAACGCCGTGCGCATTTCTTTCAGCAACCTTTCTACCTCAGCCTGCTCTGCTACTTCGCTTGCCTTGCCACCGCTCACTAGCGGGTTCGCGGTATTCGACTGCTTTTCAAACCGCAGCACTCGCTTGGACTTGCCGTTATCCATGCTCGCAAGCCATTGCACGACACACTCGCGCGCAATGTCGGCCAGTGCATCGTCCGCGCATTCCCGCGTTTCTTTCAGAAACTTGTAAAATCTTAGTCTCTCTCGCTCGCATTCCGCTTGCGTAGGGAATTCCGCTAGCGCAAACCCGTCCGCGCGGACTTGCTCGAGCGCCACGCGAAACCAACTAGGCCAAACCCCCTTACTCCGCGCCATCGCGCACCTCCACAAAATACCGCGCACCAATGCGCCGCACTTCGCTACACGCCACCGCGCGCTCATGACAAATCGCAACAAACCCGCGCGCTGCAATGAAACTAGAAAATTCACGCATCATACACCTCACTTGCAATCAACTAGCTAGAGCCGTAGCACGTTGCGCGCAACCCGCAACGCCATGCGCCGTGTTCCACGGCTCTAGTAAGCCGACTAGATGAAACTAAGCAACACGCACCCAACGATCACCAACAGAAACACGAGGAACCAAAAGGTCTCACGCATCGCACCACCTCCCGCGCGTTGCCACGATAACCGGACCGCGATACAGTCCGCGCGTCCACACTTCGCAATAAGCCTGCGGATATTGCGCCATCCACTCGCGCGCATCGCTAGTCGTCCATGCGCGGTGCCGGTAAAAGTCTCCATCCCACACCACGTCCACCTCGTAGGGCTGCAGCAATGCGCGCACCGCGCGGATTAGATCAAATAGTCTGTACATAATTTTAGCAAGCCCCGAACGATTGAAGGAAACTATCGGTGAACTGCTCCGCCACCGCTTCGTCACTGACCAGCCACAGCAACTGCGCATCCAATGTCGCCGTTGACATCCGCGCGGTGATCAGTCCCATGTGATTACCAAAGTCATCCATTGTCCCTAGTGCATTCATTATAGTCTCCGAACCATGTTACCCGTGCCGTGTGACGTGGGGTTGCCGCGAACTAGATTCCAGTATAGGTGATTTAGCGCAACATGGCATTATGATATTTATCTATCGAATACCGGTAGCGATAGCGATATTCCCGATATTGCCGGAACACGGGAACCGTGGAAACACGGACAGCCCCATCCGACCTCTTCGCTAGTGAGGGGAGAGGGTAGGTAGGTAGGTAGGGTAGAGTGTGTATGTAGTAGTTACTTAATTTTTTTAAATCTTCATACATATACACACCACTACACACCACACACACACCTACCGTCCCTCACCTAAGATCACCTTCCCTCGTCCCCGTGTTTCCACGGTTTTCATGTTCCCCATGTTGCGCGAGTATCGCTATGCCTAGCCCCGCGATCTCGACGCGCGGCACGGCTGCAGCTCTATCGCACGCGATGCAATCGACTGCGCGCCCGCGCGGCACTACCCATTGACCCCAGTCGCATGCGATGCAATCGCGCTCGACCCGCCCGGGGGGCAAAAAGCTGCCTCCCGCGCGTGCGATATAGCCCTGAGTTGTAGCGGAGTGAAAAGTGGGGAGAGAACCCTAGTTTTTGCGGAGAATAAAGGTAGGGTTGGGGCGTTGCGACTACCGGGCACCGACGAGGCCGCCGATGGCGCTGCGGCGCACGGAATGGGGGGTAGGATAACCTGGCCCTATTTTTAGCATAGGGTGGGGTGGGTAGCGGCGCCAGCCCGTCCTAGGGCCGCGATCAAACCCTAGGTCTACGCCCAGCCCGCTCGGGAACTTTGCCTCGTAGCCTCGGGTCTAACCTGGCAATTGACAACGGAGGTGTGGGGTGAACTTGCTATCAACGATTGGCGCTTACCTGGCGCAAGGCCTCTCCCACGCGGAGGTCGCGGTGAAGCTCGAGGCCGAGCATGCGGTTACTGTGAGCGAGGAATGGGTGAAGAAGATCGCTGGCGCGGATGGGTTTGGCCTGGTGGCTGCGCAGGCCGTTGCCGATGCGAAGGACGCGGCAATCGAAGCTGGTGACACGGTTGAGGCTGTGGCGGAGAAAATCCTGCCAGAGAACAACGTCGGGGGAGAGGTGAAATGAAAGGGAAGAGCAAAGGGGTCACGGTGACCGCGCATAGTGTAGTGCCTGGCGCGGTCGGCAAAGCCAAGCAGGTTCATGCGAAAGGCCAGATGATCCAGCCGCACACTGGCGGTAGCATTTCGCACAAAGGCTCCGCGGCGAGCAAGGTCCCGCACGCGAAAGGCCCGCTGGAAAAGAAGCTTTAAGGTGATGACATGAGAGTCTACGGCAAAGGTGGCCAGCTGGTGGCAGAATCGCCCTCGCGCGAGGCTGTGGCTGACTGCGCGCCAGCCGTAGGACGCACCGAACAAACATTGCTCCAGGACGCTTCCCAGCTAGCTCCGATTAAGCTTGAGCTGGAGGCGGTCCGGATGTACGCGCAGTGCGGTAGCCTCGCTGAGGTCTCGCGCGCGCTGGGGATTGCGATCTACGAGCTCCAGAAACTCCAACGTACTGAGTGGTGGCAGGCAGAACTCGCGGCACTCCGGCGCGAAGAGTCGGCTATGAAAAACGCCCGCCTCACTCGCATCCACAACCTTACACTCGAAGCCCTCGAGGACCGCATTGTCCATGGGGACTTTATCATGCGCGGGAACGGCTTCGCTCGGCTCAAGATGTCCGGCCGAGACCTTGCGCGCGCCGCAGGCGAGATCTTCAAACAACGCCAGTTGCTAATCGGTGAGCCCACGCACATCGACGGAACAAACAAGACCTTGGAGAAGCTCGCGCACAAGCTCCGCGCTGTAGGCTACAAGGATCCTTATGTAGAACCTGTCGACGTGGAGGCACGCTGTGTCCCAGATCCGACTACCTCTGCCAGCCTTGAACGGGCCGAACGCGAAGACACTCGCGAGTATGCTTCAGGAGATGATTGATGAGTGGCTCGCAGCGTGGACCAATTACCACGGTTTCGCTACCGAAGAGCTTGTGGCCGGGACTGAAAGCAGTGTTCGAGGCCGCGTACAAAGATTTACTGTGCGCGGAGACACTCGAGATATTCGGCAATCCCTCGCCGAGTTCGACGATGAAGTCACTACCTGGCTTGCAGGTCGTCGCAGAATTGTATGGATCACCAGACCGCGCTGGACGCCACACTTCGCTATTGAGTGTGAGCTCTGCGCGGATTACGGAGATGGAAAATGACTGACGCACGGGCCGAAGGAACGGTGCATGGCTTGGCACCTGTGCTAGCGTTTCGCCACCCTACCAAGGCGGGGGAAAAGTTCTTCTGGACCGTGACGTTTGAATGCACTCCGCGCGAGGTGCTGTCGGTTCAGATCAGCAATGCGGGGGATTGCGCGGAAGACAAGCGGCGCATTGCGGACTGCCTTCGCAACCTCGCGGACGATATCGAGTGGGAGCTGGCCAATGGCCCGCAAGCCATTTAACTACCCGCACCCCACCGCTGGAGCCGAGCGCATCAAGCTCGACGCGGCGCTGATCGCGGGATTTTCGGAGATGTTCCTCCATGCTGGTTTCGACAAAGCAAAGCCAACTCCCGTCTTTCATCACGATCTGTGGGAGTGGGATTGCAGTGACGCAGAACTGGGAGTTGCTGTCTGTCCACGCGGTCACGGAAAAACAACAGCAAGTACTATCACTTGCGCTCTCGCAGATGTGCTCTTTGGCGCTGAAGACTTTGAAATCATCGTCGGAGTAAATGAGAAGAAGGCCGCGCAGATTCTCGACAACATAGCGTTCATTCTCACCGACAGCCAATACGCGGACTTGCAAGAGGCTTTCGCATGCGAGGTAGTAAAGTGTAACGAAACTGAGTTGATTGGTCGTGTCAAAGGCCGCGAGTTCTGCATCATGGCCCGAGGCCGAGGACAAAAAGTCCGCGGTGAGCTCTGGCGCCAAAAACGCCCTGGCAAGATCCGCATCGATGACTTAGAAGACGACGAGGAGGTTCTCAACGACGAGTCGAGGAAGAAGCACAAGAACTGGTTTCTCAATGCCGTTCTCCCTGCTGGTACCTTCGACGGAGTCAAGATCCGCATGGTTGGCACTATCATGCACGCGGATGCACTTCTCGCGAACTTCCTCGAAGACAGCCAGCTAAACGAGGCCGCGGACCAGCCTCAGTGGTACGGTTTCTTCCGCAGCGCGCACAAGTCGTTTGACGATTTCTCTCAGATCCTTTGGCCTGAAGCTTTCACCGAGAAGGCTCTGAGAAAAATCCGCCAGCGCTACATCAACATGCGCAACAAGAATGGGTACTCACAAGAGTACCTTGGCATCGCGATCGCAGAGGGGAATGAATTTTTCGTACCGGAGGGGTTTGTGGCAATGGAGGGCGCGGACTATACCCGCGCGATGAACGTCTATGGGGCAATTGATTTTGCTGTCTCTGAAAAGAAAGACACAGACAACACCGCGTTTGGGGTTGTCGGAGTGTCTAGCGATAACATTCGTAACGTGCTTGATATGCGCGCTGAGCTTATCGACACGCTCAAAGCCGCGGAGTTGTGGTTCGAGCTAGACCTCATCTACCGCCCTGAGTACTGGATAGTCGAAGACGAGAATATTAGCAAATCCGTCGGGCCTTTCCTCCGCGTTATGATGTTGCAGAAGAATCACTTCCTTAACATCAAGCTGGTCAAGCCCAAGTCCGATAAGAAGATGCGCGCTCGTAGCTGGCAAGCGTGCCACGCAGCCCGAGGCTGCCGCTACAACAAGCAAATGCCTGGAGGCTACGAAGGCCTTGAGTCAGAGATGATGGGCTTTCCCCGCGCGAAGCACGATGACCGCGTAGACACTTTAAGCATGATCGGTATGGACCTCGACGCGCAAGCTGCCGCGCCGACTGAGGAAGAAGAGCGTGAGCAAGAATACGACGAAATGGTTGCTGCAACGGGCGACTCGGGCCGCAGCGAGACGACAGGTTACTGAGGTAATGAATATGCCAGCTGTTCAGGAGAAACTCAATGCTTACGGAAATTCGCTCAGCGCCGGTGGTGAGCATCGCGCCAACGGAGAGCCTGCCTTCACAGCTTCAGGACGCGCTGTGCAAGGTGATTGCGCAGGAGAGATTCAACGAGCTTACGATCTGCCAGACAGTGGGAGTGTTGGAATTCCTCAAGTGGAACTTGATCAATCGCAGCGGCTAGAGTGCCCTCTCCATGAGCTTATAGCCTTTGCTGACTCCGTTCAGTGCGATTGTACTGGCTGGCAAGAGTCTGGGTTCGAATGCCAGCGCCGCAATCCGCGCGTAGTACGACCAACCAGCTGTGGCTTGTGTGGCCGCGAAGTCTGCGATTGCTACCTCAAGGACATGTAATGCAGATCGAAACTGTCATCCCGCTCGAAACCATCTTGCGCGAACCGAACCTCATCGAGCTTCTTGACGAACAAGAAGTCCGTTGGCTCGGTCACGAGATCTGCGAGCACTTTAAACAAGACAAGGACTCGCGCGATGGTTGGGAACGCCGGATGCAGAAGGCGATGGAGATGGCTCTCCAGGTCGTCGAGAAGAAAACTTTTCCCTGGGAGCACGCTGCTAACGTTAAGTTTCCGCTTATCACTATCGCCGCACTGCAGTTCCAGTCGCGCGCGTACCCTGCGCTCATTGGCGGGCCTAACCCAGTTGCTACTAAACCTATCGTTGTTGGAGACAAGCAAGAGGAACAGCGCGCCTTACGGATCCAGCGCCACATGTCGTACCAAATCCTGGAAGAAATGCTCGACTGGGAAGAAGAGGCCGACAAGGCGTTGCTCATCCTAGCCATCATGGGATGTGTGTTTAAGAAAACGTGGTACGATCCAGTGCGAAATATCAACCGCTCGGTGTGCATCAACCCGCGCGATCTCTACATCAACTACTGGGCAACCTCGGTCGAAGAAGCCCAGCGCATTACACACCTCATTTACCTCTCCCACAATGCGGTCCGCGAGCAGCAACTTATCGGTACCTTCTCGGAGTTCACCAATGGCACCATCATACCAATGGCACCAACCCTTCGAGACGGTAACGGGGTGGACAAACGGCAGGGAACAAATCCGCCTCCAGTCGACCGGGACACCCCTTACGAGTGCCTGGAGCAATGCCTCTATCTCGATCTCGACGGAGACGACTACCGCGAGCCATATGTGGCCACCGTGCGCCACGACACGCGCCAGGTCCTTCGACTCGCACCTTGCTTCACTCGCAAAGATATCACATGGACTCGCCCACAAGGTTCTAGCCGCGCGAAGCCACGCGTCCTCCGTATTGCTCCGAGCGGGCTATACACTAAGTACACGTTTATCCCCAGTCCTGATGGAGGCATTTACGACCTCGGCCTTGGCGCGTTGCTTGGTCCAATCTCCGAAGTCATCGACTCCGCCATTAACCAAATGCTCGACGCGGGTACCATTGCGAATGCGGGAGGTGGCTTTCTGGGCAAGGGCTCTAAGATGAAGAAGGGGGATCTCCACATCTCCCCAGGCAAATGGGTCACGCTGGAGTGCCTCGGAAGCGAGCTGAAAGACAACATCATGCCGTTGCCGGTGCCACAGCCTTCCGATACCCTCTTCAAACTCGTCGGCTTGCTAATCGAGTACGCGCAGCACGTTGCCGGCGCGACTGACGCATTGCTGGGCGAAAATCCTGGCCAAAACACACCTGCCTCGACCCAGCAATCCTTAGTCGAGCAGGGCATGAGCACCTTCAACGGCATCTACAAACGCGTGCATAAAGCTTTCACACGTGAGTTGCAAAAGCTTTTCCGCCTCAACATTAACTTCCTAGCCGATGGTGAGTCGAAGTTCTACGACGCGAAAGGGAACTCCGCCTCGATCTTCGGCGCGGACTATACCTCCCCGGGCTTGAACCTAATCCGCCCCAGCGCGAACCCGTTCTACATGTCTGACACCCAACGCTTCAACCAGGCGCAAGCCATGATGCAGGGCGCGGCAATGATCCCTGGTATGGACCGCTACCAAGTCGGCCTATACTACCTCGAAGCGCTCAAGGTCCAAGACCCCGATCGGTTCCTCGTCGCGCCTGAAGTCCTCATGCAAGGCATGCAAGCCCAGCAACAAGGCAAGCCGCTTCCCGAAGGCTTCCCGCTCGGCGCAATGCCGTTGCCGAATCCGAAAATGCTCGACTCCCAAGCCAAACAAATGGTGGCTCAGGCGAAGATGCAAGACGTCCAGAACAAAGCTAAGATGCAGCAAGCAGAGCTCCAGATCGAAGCCGATAAGCTCAAGAGCGAAATTGCTCTGCTCACGGCCCAGGCAGCAAACCAAATGGCGCAAGCCAAGGGCGTCGACCAAGGGCACGCAATCGCGCTCCTCGAAGCCCAGATAGGTGCGAAGAACGCTCACCTCGACCGCGTAGTCAAGATGATCGAACTCACGCACAGTATGATCGAGACTCAAGGAGAGTTCGAAGATGCAGACAAGCAGCGAGAGCATGAGCATTCTATGGCAGCAATGGCGCCTGTCGGAGGGAACAGTCCTGGTCGTTAAGGGGCTGCAAGAGCGCCGAGACAAGTACAAAGAATTGCTCGCAGCCGGTGAGTTCACATACAAGACATGCGAAGCCACCGCGCTGAAAATGGCTGAAGTAATCGGCCGTATCAATGAGATAGATGAGCTACTTCGGCTCATGTTAACAGACGAGGCAGAAGATGACAGAGATGCTTACACCGACAACGCGTAAGGAGCTACGTGAGCCAGACTGGGTCCCTAGTGGGAACAAGATCATGGTTCAGCTCGACAAGGTCGAGAGCTTCACGCATAGCGGGATTTACGTTCCACCGCAACTCACGGAACGAAACAACATGAACCAGACCGAAGGAACAGTTGCCGCGCTCGGCCCTGCCGCGTATAAAGACATGCGAGTATGGGACGATGCCACGCAGGGCTGGCTTCAACAAGACTGGGTCAAGGTCGGTGACCGAGTAAAGTTCCAGCTGCACCACGGTTGGGTGCACTTGGAAAAAGACGGAGACGACGAAAGCGTAGAGTATCGCGTTCTCCACGACACTGAAATCACAATGGTTTTCAGAGGCAAACAAAATGGCTGAAGAGCAAACAGGCAGCGAAGTCGAAGTGGATCAAGAGGCAATCGAGCATCGCGCGCGAGTCCAAGGATGGCGTCCGGAGGAAGAGTACCGCGGCAAGCCTGGCACCTGGATCGACGCAGAAACGTTCATCGAGCGCGGGAAGGAAATCAAAGCCTTCACCAAACGCGAGAACGAACAACTTCGGCGCGAGATGGCCGCATTGAAAACAGAGCTCGAGGAGAAAGGCAAAACGATCGAGGAAATTCGTGAGTACCACGCAAACATGGAGAAGCGCGCGATCGAAGCCGCAGTGGCTCGACTCAAGCGCGAACGCTCCGAAGCTCTTGGCTCAGGCAACATGGCACTGGCTGAAGAGCTTGGGGATGAGATTGACGAGCTGAAAAACGCGCCAAGCGCAGTCCCAGGCAAGAAAGAGACAGCAGCGCCTGCTCCTACTCCGACCCCAGCAAGCGGCCAAGTCCTACCCGAAGTCAAGGAGTGGCTTGCTGAAAGTGCATCTTGGTACAATCAGGAGGAGGAAAACGAGGATCTCGTTGCCTACGCCGATGGTATGGCAGCAAAGCTTGCCCCTCGTCAAGACCTTAGCGTGCAAGAAAAGCTCGATGAGCTAACCGCACGCGTAAAGAAAGCTTTCCCCGATCGTTTTGGAACTCGCAAACGCACAGCCACAACTGTGGGTGCTGGCGAGGGTGGAGGCCGCGATGGCTCCCGCAAGTCTGCAAAATCGGTTTCGAGCCTACCGGACGATGCCGCAGCAGCTGGCGCGCGATACGTCAAACAAGGCCTCTACAAAGACATGGAAGCCTACGCGGCAGAATACTGGGCACAACCAGGAGTAAGATAATGAAGATCACAGACATGGACAACGACGAGCAGCAGCCGGGCGAACGCCTCCCCTCACGGCATGAGGTCGAGGAAGTAGTCAACGTGCGCGAGCGTAACCCCGAGATGGAGCAGGGTTTCGAGCGCACTCGTACCCCCTTCGGCGTCAACGGCAAACTAACGCTCGGCGTCACAAAGATCCCTGGTTATCATCTCCACTGGATCGCAGATTACCCAGGCAGACTCGAACAGGCAGAAGAGAACGGATATGAGTACGTCAGCAAAAAGGATGTCAAGCGTAGCCGCTCCAGCGACGACGCGGGCGACCGAGTGACGTGTATCTCCGGTTCTCACGATACAGGCAAACCGCTTACTCTGCACTTGATGAAGATCCGCGACGAGTGGTACAAAGAGAACCAAGAGTTCTACGCCGCTCGCACACGCGCCATCGAACAGCAGATCAAAGCCGGTAAGGTTGATGGCGTGCGTCGCCCTGAGACTTACCATCCCAAAGGCGGCCACATCTCGATAAACACCAAACTTGAATAGGTGTTGATATGGCTAACCAAAATAGCCCTCACGGGTTTACTGTACTCGGTGCCCAGAATGGCATGGACTACAACAGCCAGTGCCATATGTATGAAATCCCGTCTTCGGATGGGACAAATACGTATAGCATCGGTGACGCTGTTAAGTCCCTTGCCGCTGGTGGTGCCGATGCAAGTAACCCTTGGGGAACCTTCGGCATTGCGCAGGTTGTCAAATGCACTGGCGCTACCACCGAGCTTGCTCGCGGTATCGTCGTCGGTATGTTCCGCAATCCGTTCAACCTCGACCAGCCCTACGTGCCGCAGACCAAGACGCAGAACTATTACGTTATGGTCATGGACTCACCGAACATCGTCATGGAGATTTTGCCTGACGGTAACAACTCGTACGTCTCGACCTGGGTCGGCGCGAATGCGACCTATACAGTAACGGCAGCCCAAGCCGCTCCGTTGAACATCAGCACCACGGTGCTCAACACAACCACACCCGCTGCGACGATCGGCTTCCCACTGAAGATCCTCGGCGTAGCACAACGGCCCAACATCGCGACAGGTTTGTATGTCCCACTGTTGGTTGCGTGGAACTCCCACGAACTGATGTCGACCGGCACTACCGGCGCAGCCTAATTAAGGAGAACTATCATGGCAGCTCTTGGCGGTCCGATCACCACAGGCGCCCACCCCCTAGCGTTGTGGCCTGGGATTCATGCATGGTGGGGCAGGATGTACATGGAGCACGCGCCAGAATGGACGGCGCTGTGCGAGCAAGATGTCAGCTCGATGAACTACGAGAAAGAAACGCAGATCATCGGTTTCGGTCTGGCACAGGTCAAGCAAGAAACCTCCGCAACAAACTACGTTGCGGAAGTCCAAGGCTTCTCCTCAATCTGGACGCACGTCGAGTACTCGCTGGGCTACATCGTCTCGCAAGTTGAGCTTGAAGACAACTTGTACGAGGCAGTGAGCAAGACCCGCGCACGTGCTCTCGCGTTCGCGTTCAACCAGACGAAGGAAAACGTCGTTGCAAACGTTTATAACAATGCCTTCAATGCCAGCTACCTCGGCGGCGATGGTGTGAGTCTCCTCAACACCGCGCACCCGAACACCAGTGGCGGTACCTGGAGCAACATGTTGGCTGTCGGTGCTGACTTGTCCGAAGCGAGCATGGAAGATCTGATCATTCAGATGATGGGCGCGCAAGACGACGTCGGTAACCTGATCAATATCATTCCCAAGAGCCTGCACATTGCGCGCCAGGAATGGTTCAATGCCAACCGAATTCTCAAGTCAGTCTTCCAGTCCGGCACCGCGAACAACGATATCAACGTGCTCAAGGCTACGAATAGCATCCCTGGCGGCATTCACCTCAACCACTACTTCACCTCCCCGCACGCTTGGTTCCTGCGCAGCAATGCGCCGAACGGCCTCATCTACTACGAGCGCGTCGGTATCAGCTTCACACAGGACAACGACTTCGACACAGACAACGCGAAGGCCAAGTCCCGCGAACGCTACTCGATTTTCTGGGGCGATCCACGCACACTGTGGGGCAGCAACGGTCCTTGAGCGTGCTCCGAATCCTAGGCAGGGGGTTGGTTACGGCCAACCCTAGTTGTAATCTTGGCAAAAACCCTAGGAGTATCTCATGGCCAATCGCAAACTTCGCGACGTACAGAAGTCCATCAACGAGCAAGGGCCTCAGTACGGCCCTGCGCAGCCGATCAACGTCGGCGAGACTTCAATCCCCAACTGCCCTTACGACGGTGTAGCCACCCCGACTCGTTCGGCTGGCCCTCGTACGCTTCCCAATTCTAGCCTTGGTGCGCGCCAGCACCCTGCTCCTATCTACGGCAAAAAGGCTTAAGGAGAACCTATCATGGCTGGACAATATTCTCAACCTCCGCAACGGTGCACGAGCGGCTCGACAAGCGACGCCGCATGGCAGCCGTTGGCGGACGACGGTCAAGGCAATCCGTTCTTCTACCACGGGTTTCAGGATGACTTCGACAACGCGTTGGGCGCTACAACTAACGGACTGTACGTGTACAACGGTACAGGTACTGTAGCGCATACAGCAGGCGATGGCGGTTTAGCGCTATTCACAACTACTGGTACCGCCGGCAGCTTTGCGGAAATTTATCTTCCTGCCGCTAGCTTTACACTTACGCTTGGTAAGAAACTGTTTTATCTGACTCGCATTCAACTTGCCGCAGCTACCACAGCGGCGTTTGCGGCCGGGTTGATGAACCAGAATGCTACACCGCTGTCTGGCGGTACTACCGATGGTATTTATTTCAGCAAAGCAGCGGGGTCGACGCAGGTAGTACTTAACTGCAACGTAGGTGGAACTAACGTTGCACTAAACGTCGCCAACGCAAACTTTGCTAACGCCACCAACCTTGACCTTGCGTTCTACCTCAACCGCCAAGGAGACGTGCTTGCATTCGTTGCCGGCCAACTGGTAGGGTATATCCCCAGCGCCGGGACTGGTGCCAACACGCCTCCTCAGGCAGGACCAAACTCGCGTATGATTGCACCGCCGCTTACGGCTGTCAACCTGAACCTGACAATGGCGGTAGGTAATGGTGCGACAGCTGCTATTACAACCGGTACAGCTGACTTTCACCTTTGCCATAAGGAGCGGTAAGTCATGGCCAACTACGCCATCGCGACCCAGATCCTTAACGACGGTCCGCGCAATACTGTCGCGAAGGTAACGGGAGACTTTCTAGGCGCCTCGCCACCTGGACAAACGACAATCATCACAGCTAGCCTTTTGACGAGTATGCTGCCGGGCTTTGCTGGTAGCTTTCCGCCGACGTTGCTGCGCATTGACCATATTGACTACTCTATCACAGACGGTGTTATTGTTCAGCTTTTGTGGAACGCGACAACCGATGTGCCGATTGTGGAGTTGTATGGCCGCGGCAAAATTGCTTCGCATCACTACGGCGGCCTGCAGAACAACGCCGGCGCAGGAGTAACCGGCAACATCGATCTTGCGATCAATGCCAGCGCAGCTTCGTTCCCAACAGATGTATCGATTCTATTGATTCTCCACATGGTTAAAAACCGCGCCGGAGGTGCATAATGCAAATCTTTAAATCAGCCCCTCCGCTGCCCCCACCAGTGCAACACGCGGTCGGCGACAAGGTTATGTGGAAGGGTATCGGCCCTCTTACTGTGCATCGTATCGAGTCCGAAGCCATTTACGCCCACAGCCTTACGCTACAGCTTGTAGTAAGCTCGCATGATCAGCTAGAGAAGGTAACGTAATGGCTGCAGATCTGCGTGTCCAGTATGTATTTGCGACGCCAAGTTCGTCTGGCAGTACTACAATTGTAGCTGCGCAAACCGGTCAACGTATTATAGTTTTGCAAGTGTGCGTAATCGCTAGCGCAGCGGATAATGTTAAGTTTCAAACAAGTACTGGACCCACGGATATTACTTGTTTATGGCCCCTCGCGGCAAACGGCGGTTTCGTGCTGCCGTTTTCCCAAGTTGGCTGGTTTCAAACAGGTATTGGCGATGCGCTGAACTTCAACCAATCCTTCGCGGCACCGACAGCTATTCAGCTCGTATGGTGCCCGAGCAGTTCCTAGGAGAATATTGTGTCTGTTTATTCAGCATGTGTATCGAATGCGACATTCAACACTGCCGCCGATACTATGACCCTTACTCCAGCTTCCAACCGACGGCTGCAGTTGCTTGAAGTCTCGATCGGCGGTATGGGCACAGCCAGCGCGGCGAACGAGCTTGCCGTCTACTGGGTCACAACGGTGGGCGTTACGGGCAGTGGCGCTATCACACCAAACGCGTGGAGTGGTGATGGTCTCGCCCCTGCGGCGGTGTCAACAGTCAATACCGGCTGGACCACGCAGCCGGTCGTGAGCACCGAGATCGTTTCTATTCCGTGCAACTCCAACGGCGGTATCTACCGTTGGAAGACAGCGCCAGACCAGCCACTCTACTCGGTAGGGCTTGCTGCAGCTGCACGTGTTAACCCGCAGTTTTCCTTCCGTTCTAAGGTCGGTACGGGGACGATTTCCATGATGATCGTCTGGATGGAAGATCCACTTTAAGGAGGCAGCAATGCTACGTCTGGTCTGGCAGTACATAATGAACTGGATTATTTTCCTGTTCGACCAGTCGCTCAACACCTTGCGCGGCGGAGACCCAGGCGAGAGCATCTCAGTCGCCGCGGCAAAGGCGCAACTAGCTGGTGTAAGATGGGGGTGCGTACTGTGCAAGATTTTAGCAAAGCTTCTCCGCGACGATCACTGCACAGCATCCCTTGCGAAGTTCGGTAAACATTCCCTCTGGGGACCTAACGATTAGGAGTAGTACCATGTCTAAAGTCGAAGTAGTCATCGCATCCACGACGGACGTCGATCTGCCATCCGGCGATACGTTTTCTGGCTATCAGTTCCAGATCCTGCAGGGCACTCAAGTCATCCAAACTGGCACGGCAAACGAGACGTCCTTCACCTTCCCGACTGACGTCGCGCCAGGCGCTTACACAGCCACAGCCATCGCGGTCAATCAAACCGGCGCAACGATGGGCGCAGCAGCCACGGCAGACTTCACCGTCGCGGCTCCGCCTCCGGCAACGTTTGCGCAACCTGCATCGCTGACGGTAACAGTATCATGAGCACGGTCCTCCGGTTCTTTCAGTTGTTTCGGCGGCGCCGGAGGACTTACCGCGCGCCAGCTTTCCTTATCGTGCGAGGCAAAAAGTGAGCAACGTTATTTATATTTTCACAGTCCAGGCCGACGTACCGCAAGGCACAGCAGTGCAGCTGGCCGAGTCCATCGTTGCAACTGCGGTAGCGCAGGCGATGAATCTCGCCGGTCTTATCGGCAACGTATCGGCACAGCTAGTTGGCGCGCAGCAACAGACGAGTGTGGCTAGCTTCAATCCTAATGCCACTGCGCCAGTGCCTGTAACCAGCCCTGGCACTTCGACATTCATTGGCGCGCCAGCTCGCGTCGTAACTGTCCCTGTGCCGAACTTTACATCGAGCGCAGCGTGACAGTAGTCGTCATTACCAACACAGCAACCACCAGCTACACAATACCTGGTGATTGGACCAGCGCGAACCAGATCGAGACGTGGGGTTCTGGTGGTGGCGGTAATGGCGACGGAGCTCTTGGTGGTTCCGGCGGTGGTTCCGGCGGTTATTCTTCGATCTCTAACAAGACCGGATTGTCTGGCTCTTTGCAGATTCAGGTAGGCACAGGAGGTGTTGGCGGCAACGGTGTTTCCGGCAGCAACGGCACAGCTACATGGTTTGACGGAGCAAGCCTTGCGGCTTCTATCGTTGGGTCTAATCCAGGCAGTGGTGGTATCTACAGCGGTACCAGCGCAGGCACAGGTGGTGCTGGCGGCTCTACCACAGGTGCGGTTGGCACTACGTTAACAGCCGGCGCAACAGGCGGTAACGGCGGCGATGATCCGACATTCGGTGGGCCTGGTGGTGGCGGTGCTGGTGCGCCAGGGCCGAACGGAGTGGGTGCAGCTGGGGCAACGCCTCCTACCGGCACAGGTAACGATAACGGTGGAGCCGGTGGCGCAGGTGACAACGGTAGCGGCGGAGCTGGTGGAGTTGGCGGCACCAGTGGGTCTAAGAACGGTGGTGCAGGCACGGCTAATGTCAATGGCGGTGGTGGAGGCGGCGGTTCATACGCAGATAACGGCTCTGGTAACACAGGCGGTGTCGGTGGGTTGCCGGGCGGAGGTGGCGGTGGCGCAGACAACGGTGGCCCTAATGGCCTTGGTGGAGCAGGAGCTAATGGTCAGATTCGCATTACTTACACCCCAGCTGTGCTTAGCATCGCCGCAGATTGGACAGACGCTTGGTGGCTTTCAGCCTTCGGTGGCAAGTGGGGCGGACGCAAGAACGCGGCTTATAATTACCAAGGCTGGCAGCACAGCCCAATCGCGCAAGACAATGACCTTGCCTGGCGACACCAGTGGGATGAGTTGCCACCCATTGGCAAGCTTCGCGATAGGCGTATAGACTGGACCGGCTTCCAACGTGGCCCGATTCCGGTCGAGTACCTTGTACCATTACCTTGGTTTGAGTTGCCTCCAGTCGGAACTCATACAAGGCAATGGCAGAAGTTTGACTTTCACGGTTTTCAGCAGGCGCCACTTTCGGCCGACGTTGCGCCGCCTATGCGCTCGAGTATGTGGGACACGCTTCCCGCGCAGACGCGTTCGCAGCAATGGGCTAAGTTCGCTTTCGTATTCGCCGGCTGGACTCAAAGCGAGCCGCCGCAGATAGTAATCCCCGCGGTGCCGCAGCGGTTGCCTCTCTTGGGTGTTGGTAAAAATGGGCCTTGATCATGGGACGCGCTGACTACTGGCTGCCTGGCGGATGGAATATGGTCTGCCAAGTATGCGGATTCAAGTACAAGAACACGGAGATGAAGCTCCGTTGGGACAACGTTTGGTGCTGTCCGGAAGACTGGGAGTTGCGCCAGCCGCAGGACTTCGTGCGCGGTGTGAAGGACCAAATGGCTGTGCCGTACAGCAACCCTGAGCCGCCGAATGTCTTCAGCGGAACGCTGCCGACTCCGACTGGTGAGATTGTAGTAGGCACGCCGGCGTTGTATGTTAACGGTGTTCTAACGGCTGCCTACACGATAGTTCTCCCACAGGGCCAGGTTACGTTCACCACTCCACCGCCGCTCAACGCCGCGATCCAGTGGACTGGCGTCTGGCTTCACAACAGTGGCGCGCAGCAAAAGTTCACCACCCCGTTCCAGTTCGCGCAAGGCGATGGCTCGACAACTGTGTTCAACATCTACTGGGCCTATGTGCCATACTAGGAGCAGCAATGGCCACTGATTACGCTGTCACGCAGGACCAGATCATCCAAGCAGCTATGCGCCAGTGTGGCGCGCTGGATCAGTCTGCGACTCCAGGTTCCAACGATTACAACAACGTTGGAATGGCTCTTCAACTTTTACTCAAGGAGTGGGTAGCAGATGGTATTCCGTTGTGGAAGGTGGCTACGCTTACGCTGCCGATGGTGGCTAATCAGGCGACGTATTATATGGGCTCGACGGGACCAGACCTTATTACCGACCGTCCGCTTAGGGTACTCGAGGCGGAGATCCAAAACACAATTAATCTCCAGTGCATCCAGCTATGGCCAATCTCGCGATCGCAGTATGTAGAGCTGAGCGGAAAGGACATTGCATTCGGGATACCGACGCAGTACTGGTTTGAGCCCCTCGGTAGTGAGTTGAATTCAACCAGCGCGCGAATCACTATGTACCCGATTCCGTTTGCAGGCATTACGCAGCAGGTCTTGCTCAAGGCCCTCCAGCCGTTGCAGAATCCTGTGTTGCTCACGGACGTGATTGACTTTCCAGCGGAATATTATCTTCCCTTCAAGTGGTGTTTGGCGTACGAGATCGCGAATGAGTATCCAGTCTCCGACTCTCGCTATGCGCGGATCGAGAAGCGTGCCCTCACCGCGAAGGAAAAGATCATCGAGTGGGGCCAAGAGCAAGATACTGAAGTCCGTATCAAATACGATATGCGGGGGCGGTAATGGCCTGGGCACAAAAGAATCCGCGCATTGGGGTTGTAGAGAGGATCGAGTCTCGTGATTCGACACTTGCGTATGACTCGAAGGTAGTAAATGGGCTTGTGGAGCAGGGCCAGGAGAAGCTTCGCGCGATCAAACGCGCTGGGCTGTCCATCGCCTACACTGGCGTGGTAGGGCTTGGCCAAGGTATTGATGACTACAACGGCACTCTGTACGGCGTCTCTGGTGATTACCTGAATGAATACTCAGGCGCAGCCGCTTCTCTTCCGACTTTGGTTACTGCCTCAGCCGGCTTTGGCGCGCGAGACGGCGCGGCGATGGTTGGCTTTCTTGGTCAGCTGTGGGTCATCGGCGGGAATAACGCGGGCGGTTTGCTCAACGACGCATGGACAAGCATCAACGGTTCAGTCTGGACGCAAAACACAACCCTACCAGCGGCGTTGACGGGCCGCACTGGCGCGAAGGCTATCGTACTCAACAGCATTCTCTACATCATGGGAGGGCAGAACGCGGCAGGTGCCTATCTCAATGATGTGTGGAGCACGCCAGACGGCGCAACGTGGACGCAGATTACTGCACATGCCGCATGGCTGCCTCGCGCGGACTTTGAACTTTTGGTACTGGGCAACACAATCTATCTTGCAGGCGGCCAAGGTCTTTCTGGCCTAACCCCAGGTTTATGGCACGACGTATGGAGCACGACTAACGGTACCGCTTGGACAGTGCAGAACGCGGCAGCACCTTGGATCGGCCGGCGCAGGTTCGGCTTCTTCGCTGTCGGTTCGACGATGTATGTGATTGGAGGCTTCTACAACAACGGCAGCTTCACCGCGTTTCAAACCGCAGTGGCCGATCTGTGGTCTGACGGAGGTACGAACGGTGTCACGTGGACTCGGGTGAATAGTAATGTGTTTGGAGTCGCTGGCTGTCCGATGTTACCCTTTACGGTGGTTACGAGCGAGGGGCTGCAAGAGCCTTACGGTATCACTGTCACGACGGTGAATGGTGCTGGTGGTTCCGGCGCGGTAGCACAGCGCTACATATCTGGCGACAGTGATCTGTTCGAGGATGAATGGTGTGATTACTACGACGCGCCGACAGTCACGTTCACCACTGTCGGTTCGCTCTACACAACGGCTTGCGGTTGGACTGACATCGCGAATGGTGAGAACATCCCTGTCACCGGCTACGGTTTCCTCGACGGCACTGCGGTCAGCGGTGGCCGTGGAGGTGAAGTAGTCTACGCAAACGGGACTTACTTCTACTTCACCTCCTACATCAACGGCGCGCAGGTTGACGAGATCTGGACCAGCTCCAATGGCATCAATTGGACTTTGCTTACTGCAAGCCCTGGCTACGCCAACCGCTCTATGCAGGTCATTGCCTACGGTAACCTTTGGATCATTGGTGGCTCCAGCGGCGGCTCCACGTTCTACAATGACGTGTGGACTGTCGGTGGCGGCAATGTTAACTTTCCGCTGACTCCGACTGTTGCCGGCGAGTTCTACAACTTCAACCAGACCTCGAGCGGTATTGCCACACCGTTGCTGGTGTTTAAGTCCGCGCATCAAGGCTACTACTTCAACGCAGCCCTCTCGTTGCTCACCAAGATCACCAACGCGAACTATCCTGCGGTAACAGTCTTTGGCCTCGTTTACCTCGATGGTGTGTTCTACGTCATGGACCCGGCTGGAAAGATCTGGGGCTCAGCCATCAACGACCCAAGCACATGGACTGCCCTCAACGAAATCGCGATTCAGAACGAGCCAAACGGTGGCGTCGGCATTGCGAAGGTAGGACAGTTCCTCGTTGGCTTCGGCGCATGGTCTTGCGAGTTCTTCTACGACAACGCGAATCCTAGTCCAGGCTCTGCGCTCTCCGCAAACACCGCGTTGGCTTACCAAGTGGGTTGCGCCAATGGCCGCTCGATTGTAGAGATGCAAGCAAGTGTGCTTTGGGTAGGCCAGACTTCGACAGAGGGCGCTAAGGTCTACATGATGCAAGGGTACTCGCCGACGATTGTCTCTACTCCTTTCATCGATCGGATTATTCAGAACGATCCGCTCACTTCGATCTATGCGTTTGCTACCAGCCACTTTGGACATCCGTGCTATGTGCTCACATTGGTCACGACTGGTATCACGCTCGTGTACGATTTCTCAATGCAGTTTTGGTACGTGTGGACCAGCCTGCGGCCTGCGCCAGTCCAGCCGATTACCAGCGTGAGCGTTACTGGTTTCTACACCGCAAGCTTTGCGCGGGCAGTAATCAGCACTGCGCCAAACCAGCATGGCATGAACGACGGCGACCCTGGGGTTGTAAGTGGCATTGGCAATCCGTTGTTCAACGGTAACGCGGTCTTTAATGTTATTGATCCATACACGCTGCAATATAACATCAACGGTTTTGCCTCGCCGCAGACTAGCGGCTCGCTTCAGCCTTACATGTATACCTACTACCAAGGCGTCGATGGACACGAGCTTGGAAATTCAGAAGCAGGCAACATTGGTGGCTCGGTCTTTGTCCAAGACCCAAGCAATGGCAACATCTACGTTGTGACTTACAACACAGGCTCAGACTACGGTAACCCAATCGACTTTAACACGGTAAGTGAAATCTGGGACGCTGGGCAACTGCGGGACAAGTTTATCACTCGCGCGGCAATCGTAGGCGATCAGACCGCAAGCAACCTGTGGATTCGGCATAGCGAGACGGACTACAAAACGTGGTCTTATTACAGGCCTGTAAACATGCAAAACCCTTGGCCATTTATCTCGGCAATGGGCCGCGCGAACCGAACCGCGTACCAGATCCGCCACACCGACTTTACCGCTCAGCGTGTAGAGTCGATTGAACTCGAATTCGAAGAAGGGGTATAAGATGGAAGCCACCGCTGTTGTAAACATAGCTGTTGAGCCTTTTACAATCAAGCTTTCCGAAGAGATTACCCCACTCGGTCAAGAATGCTGGGACGAGTGCTCGGAGATAAAGAAAGACACCTGTGCTTATCACGGACAGCGGGGCTTGCAAATAGACCCAAACATTGACCAGTATCTTAGCCTGGCGGACAATGGGGCTTTGGTAGCCCTAACGTTGCGCGGGGAGAACGGCGCTCTACACGGCTACGCGTTGATGGTGGTCTATTACAGCATGCATCTGAAAAACGAGCTATGCGGCAACGTGGATACTTTTTATGTGCAGCCTGCGTACAGAGCATCTATGCCAAGATTTATGTCTTGCGTGGAAGAGGAATTCAGTTCGCGCGGGGTTAGCATCATAGGCTGGCCCGTAACAAGAGCTGGAAAGTTGTTTGAGATTCTTAAAAAGCGCGGTTATATCGCAGACGATGTTATCATGGAACTAAAGTTGAAAGACCTTCCAAGAGGTGAATCATGTGCGTAGTCGCTGGAGGAATTGGAGCTGCTGTCGCAGGTGGCGTTGCGTCTGCAGGAGCTAGTGCGCTTCTCTCCGGCGGAGGGGGTGGCGGTGGAGGTGGAGGAGGCGCTAGTGGTGGCAGCTCGCTTGGCCAAGGTATTGGCGATATTCTTGCGGGTGGTCTCAGCGCGGGGCTTGGTATTCAAGGTCTGGCCGGAGGTAACCTCAACCAGTTGCAAGCTGGCGCGGCAGCGTCGAATCCGTTTGGACAGTACGCAACTGGTTTCGTCCCTACGTTGCAGAACTTGCTCAATCCTGGCCAGCTAGGTAGTATCCAAGGCCAGACAGCAACGGCGCAGCAAGGGGAACTGAGTCTGCTCAATTCGATTATGGGCAGTGCGAATATTAGCACTAACACTGGTGGGTTGTCCGCGCAAGGTAATATTAGCACGCCGGGTCAAACGAGCGCATTGCAAGGTTTGCTTAACAACCCGACGCAGCTGTTGTCCACGCTGCAAGGCGGAGGCGTGCAGTTGCCCTCCGGCATTAGCGCGATACTGGGGCAGAACCCTTATTCACTCACCTCTGGCGAGCAATTCCAAGAGACGCAAGGTTTGTCGAATCTCAACCGCAGCCTTGCGCAGACCGGTCAACTAGGCTCAGGCAATCAATACGCGGCAGCGGAGCAGTACGGGCAGAACTTTGCCTCACAGGCAGTACAACAGAACATTACGAACTTGCTCGGCGCGCAGACTAGCGCGAACCAGACCTCAACCACGAACCAAGGTCTACAAGGGCTGGTCAACCAGATGGGCCAGAATCAGTTCGGCAACACCGCGAGCTTGGCTAGCTTGCTCACCGGCCAACAGCAACAGTCGTTCAGCAATCAGTTGGGAACGCAACAACTGCAGTCGACGCAGCAACAAAACTCGCAAGTCAATTTGCAGAACCTGTTGCAGAGCATGATGGGAATTAACTCTGGCGCGATCAACGCGAACTTGTCGATCCTTGGGCCTCTGCTCACGGCTACGCAAGCTAGCAACTCGAGCCCAGCTAGCGCAGGCGGTATCTTGGCTAACCTTGGGGTCGCGAACCAAGCCAGCGGAAGCAATATTGCTTCGGGCCTTGCCGGCCTTGGCTCAGGCGTTGGGCAGTTGCTTAGCGGACTTAGCTTCGGCTCGGGCGGCTCAACGTCGGGCAGCGAAAACTTTGGCGCGTCGAGCACCAGCACGCCGGATGATCTCATCTCTGGCTACACAGGTTAAGGAGGGACTATGGCACTCAACTATGGACCGCCGATTTATCAGGCTTACATCGACGCGGTGCAAGGGCGGATTAAGATGCAAGATGCTAAGCTCGAAATGGGCTTGCACGCGGTAGAGCTCTCGCAAGGGATTATCAACATACAGAACCAGATGCAAGAGCGTAAGGCAATTGCGGACGCTTACGCGCAAGCACAGCAACCGGATCAGCAAGGTGGCCAAGGCGGTGGAACGAACCCAGCGACTGGCCAGCCGAACGTTGATCCTGCGGAGAAGACTGCAGCTATCTACGATAAGATCGCGGCTAATATAAGTCGGTTCAGCCCGAAGTTGGCTCTTGAGTACAGCACCAAGGCTAGCACGCTACGAGACCAAGCCATGACGCGGCAGAAGAACGCGCTCGATATCATGGGCAAGCAAACAGATGCGATTGGTAAAGTCTTTAGCGCGATACAGCCGGGCGATCAGCAAGGCTACACTGACGCGCTAGCGAGCCTACCGCCTGGCACAGACATTAGCAAGTTCCAATTGTCTGGTAATGTCGTGCAGGACTGGCCGCGGTTGCAGCAGATCGCGAAGGGGACGATGAGCTACAAAGACAATCTCGAAGAGGCTCATCGTAAAGTAACAGAAGACCAAGCGAACCTGAGCTACCAAGAGAAAGTCCGATACGACAGCGGCAGGTTGGGGCTTGAAGGCGCGAACCTAAATCTCAATGCGCAGAAGGTGGACTTGGACAAACAGTGGAAGTCAGCGGAGATGGACTGGCATGCGCGGACTGATGCGCGGGCAGCCGCAGGCGTGAGCCGCACGGATGCGATGGACTTGGCCAAGAGCAAAGATTTCGCGGCGAAGCAAGCTGACAAAGGTGCGCCATACATTCAATCTTTGATCGCAAGCGACCCTGACTTGAGCATGCTTGGTGATACGCAGAAGAAGGCTGTCGCGCAACAGTTGTTGCTTGGCGCGAAAGCTGCGTTGTCGAAGCAAGTAACCAAGCCTGGTGACACCGTGACCGCAGATGACTTCACGCGCGAGGTTAACAAGCTCGTTCCGATGGCGAAGAAGATGGTGGACCCAGGCAAGAAAGGTTTCTTCGGCACAGGTATCGGCGCAAAGGACGCGAGTCTCAAAGGACCTCTCCCTCAAGCCATCGATACGAAGGAGCAATTCACTGCGCTCTCCGTCGGGGATCAGTTCCGCAAGGGAGACAAGATGTACAAGAAGACTGGACCGAACCAGTACGAGGAGATTAAATAATGCCTGATGCAGATCAACTATTCGGCAGCGCAAGCGCGCCAGCTCCGACTGGCAACGCCGATGAACTATTCGGAGGCAGCCGTGAGCAACAGCAAGCACCAAGCGCACTCGGTCAGTCGCGAGCAGTATTACCTCAAGCGCCAACGAAAGATGCGCTCGCGAGCGCAACGGCTGGAGCGGCTACTCCGCCAACCCCGGAAGACATTAAACGAAACAAAGTAGACCGTAGCGGAGGTCCGTGGGATTTAGAGAATAAACTGCGTGGCTTCTTCGGCGCACCGAAGGTGGGAGAGAATGAAGAATTCGATAAAGTGTCTGCGGCAGATAGTCCGTTTCCTGAAGCCGCGCCAGTGGTTCTCGGCAAGGCTGCGACTATGGCTCTCGCCAGCGCGGCCAAAGGTACAATCAACGCGGTCACGAACAAGGCCGCTGGTATATCCGCTCTCGGGAATATCGCATCTCGGCTTGGTGATCCTATTGCGAAAATCAGCGATAGCCTCTATACCCTCAGCAAAGCCGCGCAAGGAATGAAGATGCAGTGGCTGGTGGACGTGAAGAATTTTCTGCCGAAGGATTATAGCACGCATGCGGAGGATATCTACCACTCGTTTGAGGATGACTCGATTAAGCTAAGTCCGCGCGCACAGTATATCAAAGACAAGATGGTCGCTCCGATCATGGCGAAGAATGAGAAGATGCGTGACATGATTACTATCTTGACTGGCGAGAAAGGTCCTGACGTGGAGAAATACGTCGGGCGGATTCCCGTTGGGCAGTCGAGCGTAGTGGATACCATCAAGGGAGTGCTGCCGCCGAACCAGCCTAAAGGGATTAGTACCTTCGCGCCAGAGATGCAAGCGCGTAAAGTGTTTGGAATGGAAGGGGCAGGAGAGAAAGACTTGCACCTGGTGCAGAGCAAGAACAACAATAGCTTCGAGGTTTATCGCGGTGGGAAGGTAATGGGCTCTGGTAAGCTTGGCGCGGATGATCTCGCTAACAAGCAAGTCAAATTCATGGGCGAAACATTTAAGCTAACCGATAGCACTACGAAGGCGATTGAGGCCAATACGCCTATCCGCTACTATCATGATCCATTGCTGAGCGCAATCAACGGCAACATTAACTTGAGCGAGGCTCTCCACAACGCGCAGTTCCTTGAACAAATCAAGCACAGTCCAGAGTTCAAGACTCTCGTATCGCCAAAGGCCGCAGAGGCGCCAGAAGGCTTCCGCGCGGTGAATGGGATACCGCAGCTGGCTGGGTATAAGTTCGCGCCACGAGTGGCGAATATATTGGATGACTACTCGGGGATAGACAAGGGTGGCGCGTTGGCAAAGCTCGGTAACATCACGCGGGTGACTGTTGGCTCGTTGTTCTGGAACCCTCTGCCGCACATTGCAAACGTGCTGGATCATAAGATGATTGAGGGAGGGTTGGTAGGGAACCTCAAAGCATTGACTATCGACTTGCCGAGCACAGTAAAGACAGCCTTGGCCGCGCATAAGGAAGTCATGACCATGGGACCTCTCTACCGCCAAGCACTCAAGCAAGGCGCGGGACTGATCTACCCCTCGGTGGTGACGCGGAACTTTGCTGAGAGCATGGCGCAACAGCTAGGCACCGCGCCAGAAATGGATGCGGTTGCCAAGGCCTGGGGCTATGCGAATCCAGCGAACATGGTTAAGGCTATCTATGCCTATAGTGCAAAGTCGCTTTGGTCCTGGAACGACGTGATTATGATGCACGGCTACATGGCGAAGATGAACGGCGGAATGGGGCTCGATGAAGCTATCACGCAGACAGAGAAGCACATTCCAAACTATCGTATTCCGGATCAGATTACTGACCTGCCTGGTGGCCGCGCAGCTTCACAGTTCCTTAAATCACCAGCGGTAACGGCTTTCGGGAGGTACGACTATGGGCGGCTTGCTTCTTATGGCAACATGGTTAAGGATCTCGTTAGTCGAGACTCTTCTATCGCAGACCGCGCACATGCGATCGATCAGATGGCTATGCTTGCTACTGCTAGCCTGGTTGTATATCCGGCGCTTGATCAGTTAGTACAGAAGGTTACGGGGAATGATAACGCCTCACTACGCCGGTTCGGCGCGGACTCGGTGCCAGACGCGATCTATAAATTCAGCACGGGAGATAAAACTTGGGGCGGTTTGATGAGCTCGGTCATGCCAATCTCACCTGCATTAAAAGTCCCAGTAGAGCTGATGACAGGTACGGACACATTTACTGGCAAGAAGATCGGCCAAGACGAGTCTGTCGGACATTATCTCACGCAACAGGTCAGTCCAATCGGACAGGTGACCGATGTGGCGAGCGGCAAGCGCGGGGCCGGCCAGATGTTGCTTTCGCAAGTCGGGATTAACTCACCGACCCAGAAGCAAATGGATGCGCGGGCAAAGGCTAAGGCTGCAGACGAACGGCGCAAAGCAAGGAGCCAACAATGAAGGTTCTCTACCTCGACGTTGATGGGACGATGACGGACTTGGCTCTGCGCGCGCAATGGGAAGGACACTCGGTCAAGGTCTATAATGGACACAGGAAGCTGCATGACATTGGCGAGCGCTTGGTTCCGCGCGTACAAGAGTGGCAAGCTCACATGAAGTGGGCGGAGCTGATTGTGCTGCCTTTCAACCATACTTACTCAGCTGAACTTGAATGGTACTTTGATAATGGGTATCCGATCCTTGGTACGCACCCGCGCGCACAGCAACTGGAAATCGACCGCGAAGCCGGTAACAAAGCCTTTGAACACGCAGGCTTCGATTGTTTACCGTTCCGCAAGTTCGAGAACTACGACGAGGCGATTGCGTATGTGCGAAAGACAAAGGGCTCGTTTGTTAGCAAGCCGCTTGGTGATAACGCCAACAAGGCTCTTTCATACGTCAGCAAAGGACCGGAAGACATGCTGTTTATGCTCGAGAAGTGGAAGCGGAAAGGGTACAAGTTTCCTTTCATTCTCCAGGAGAAGATTGAAGAAGGTTGTGAGGTGGGTGTGAGCGGGTGGTTTGGGCCTGGTGGCTGGTGCGGGTGTTTTGAAGAAGACTTCGAGCACAAGAAGCTGATGCCCGGCGATATGGGACCTAACACGTGGGAGATGGGGAACGCGCTGAAGTACGTGGAGGACAGCAAGCTTGCGCGGGACTTTTTGCTACCACTCACCGACACACTCCACGCGCTGAAGTTTGTGGGCAACTTCGCCATGGGCCTGATGTTTGACAAGAAAGCCAAGACCATGCATCCGCTTGAGTGCACGGCAAGGCTTGGCATACCGGCGATCTATATTCAGAGCAGTTTGCACAAGGGTTCGATGGTAGAGTTCTTCGCGAACCTTGTAGCTGGGAAGGATACGTTGCGCGTGAGTGCTGCACATGCCGTAGGCCTCACAGTGGCAATGCCGCCTTGGCCTTACGATGACTACGTGCATGATAAGGAGGTAGAGGACTATCCAATCTGGGGCGTGGACCAAGGCAATATGGATGATGTCCATCTCGCACAGGTCAAGTGCAACCAGGTAGAATGCTGCGAGAACGGCAAGTGGAAGATGCAAGATACCTTCTGTACCGCTGGCCCCTTTGTTGGCTGCGTGGTAGGGAAAGGCTCGACGGTTATGCAGGCTCGAGATCGGTCGTACAAACTCTACAAGAGCCTGAAGATTCCTAACAGCCCCTTCTGCCGCGACGATATTGCAGAGTGCCTGCCGCTTGAGCCTCTACAGAAGGCCGGCTACTGCGAGGAGTGGGTAAATGGCTAAGCCCCTTGATCCACCGCCGACAGACAACGCGCCAGCGGGTGCGCAGCAGATACCAGAGAAGCAGCGCGCATACATGACGCTGGATACGTGGACCAGACTCCGCGCATGGTTAGGTACGCTGCGGCAAAATGTAAAGGGCATTGTGAACTCTGGTACGGCGAGTTCGGGTACGAGTATTGACGGCTTGCCGCTGAGTGGATGGGCAAGAGAGGGGAGTGATGGGATTAGCACACTGGGCCCAGCCATAGCAATGTGCGCTGTTAGTACCAGCACTCAATCTTTCCCTACCTCAGGTGCCTATAGTACCATCACCACATGGACTGTGCAGATCGATACGGTTTCTGCTCTAGCGACCTCGACTGGCATTTACACTGTACCTGTTGGCGGTATCTATCTGGTGTCATACAACATACTCTGGAACAACGTTACTTATCTGTCGCAGGGTTACGCAGAGGTATCTATCGTCAAGAACGGGACTCAAGTGTATAACGACCTTCAGCAGGTAGGTACAGCTACGGCATCCCTATATATAGACATTACCGGCTCTTACCTTATACAATGCAAGGCAGGAGATACTATCGCCCTCCAAGGCGCGCAGGATTCAGGCGCAGCCAATACGCTTTATGCAAACGCAGGCGGCCTCTACAACCAATTTCAAGTAGTTAAGGTTGGATAAACCCTACCTTTTGTTCCCGATACAACCCGAGGTTATCATGACTGTCTCTCTTGTAAACGACCCTGTTAGCGCGGTAGCAGGCGTAGTACAAAGCATCATCAACGAGTTTCCAAACCCAGAGCAGAAGGCTGCCGCGCAAGCCACGCTGACGCAGATGTACATCACAGGCGACCTGCAAAAGATGACTACTGCGGCAGGCGTTATTACCGCAGAAGCCAATAGCGCGAATAAGCTTACAAGCAGCTGGAGGCCGGTTTTGATGTATGTCTTCATGGCGATCATCGTGAATAACTATATTCTCGCGCCGTACCTCCAAGCCATGTTCCACGTCGGGCTGGCACTGGCGATCCCTCCAGACATGTGGGACTTGCTTAAGCTCGGTGTCGGTGGATATGTAATGGGACGCAGTGCGGAAAAAGTCGCGCCAGGTATTATCAGCGCGTTCAAAGGCGGTAGCACTAACGGAGCTAACTGAAATGACTTTCTCGACCTACCAATACGCGCGGTTTGTTGCACAACAAGTAACAGCTACGAGTGCCGGGACAGCAGTCTATACTGTGCCTGCGAGTACCCAGGCGTTGATTAAAGATATTATTGTCACGAACACGGCTGGCGCGGCAGAGACCCTTACGCTCACCATCGGTAACGTGACGTCGTCGATCTTCTCCGCCATGTCTGTTCCGCCAAACCAGACTGTACACTTCACCGGCCTGATTGTGCTCAACGCGGCGGAGGTACTCGACGCCTATGCCAGTGCCGCGACAGGTATCTGGCTCACCATCAGCGGCCAAACGGGGCAATAGTCATGTTTAATAAACTTCCCTTCGCAGGAGAATATGACGCGCTAATTGCTCCTGTTGGTACGAGCTGGCCAATGGCGCAAGCCACGGCGCCGAACGGCTGGACGAGTAGCGCGATAACTGATACCTCGTTTCGGTACAATAGCGCAAGTGGTGGAGCAAGTGGTGGTTCAGCTAACTGGTCAAGCTGGAACTTTGGCAGCACATTTAACGTTAACACATTCACACTATCCATAGCCCAACTCCCCGCGCACAACCACACAGACGCAGGGCATACTCATACGGACTCAGGCCATGCGCACACACAGAATGCGTTGACGTACTATAATGCATCTGGGTCAAGCTACGTCGGTGGTGGCGCGGGGACTATTGTAAGCCCGGGCGGGCAGGCGACGCTGACTAGCACGGCGAATATTCAAACAGGCTTTGCGAGTATCCAAAATACAGGCTCGGGCTCCGGTATCACGCCGACTTACACTACTCCTCAACTGAAGTACGTCGACCATATTCTCGCGGTGAAGTCATGAACAAGACGCCTATCTGTCCATTCCTCAAGAAGCCTTGCATCCAACACGAGTGTATGATGTACAGCCATATGACGATGGTTAATCCCCAGACCGGTATGCCATTTGACCAAGACGGGTGCTCGATTGCCTTCTTGCCTTTGCTGATGCTCGAGAGCGCGAACCAAACGCGGCATGTGCAAGCAGCGGTTGAAAGTACCCGAAACGAAATCACCAAGCGGCAGGACGTTTTTAACCAGCTCGCCCTAGACGCGCGCAAGGGGCCTACGTTGATTGAATAGGAGGAGCCGTGAAGCCTATAGAAGAACAAGAATTGCTGACTCGGGTGAGAAATATTGACGCTAACACAACCGAGTCAACCGCGCTAGTACGGGAGCTTAAATTGTGGAGGAAATTCGCAGTATGGGCCTTTGGTCTGATGAGTGTGGCCACTGGCGTGTGGGAATTGATCAAGGACTTGAGAGGGCATTGACATGAGCAATATTCTACCCGCGCGGTTCATGGCGTGTATCGGCTTGATTATCGAACGCATTGAAGGAGGTTACGCGAATGATCCCCAAGACCCAGGCGGAGAAACAAACTATGGCATCAGCAAAGCGGCCTACCCTAACGTTGATATCGCAGGACTCACGGAGCTTGGCGCCGCGCAGATTTACTACAATGATTACTGGCAGCCTAGCGGGGCTGGGCTTATGCCTCGTGGCTTGGACTTGTGGCTGCTCGACGGCGCGATTAATCACGGCGTTGGTACGGCTGCTATGATATTGCAGGGAGTGTTGGGGGTAGCGCAGGACGGAAAGGTCGGACCGACTACCGCGGCAGCGGCGGCCTCCTTCGCCGAGCCGGAGTTGTATCTCCTAGCTCGGCTGAAGCATTATCAAGGATTGGCAGGGTGGCCGCACGATGGAGATGGGTGGACAAAGCGGCTCTTCATCATAGCGCGTGGAGTATGAGCTTGCCTCCAGCCACTTCAACGCGAAGGAGCCCGGCTTGCGTCAGGCTGCGCATGAGGGTTTCAAACTCGTCGAAGTGCGGGATGGCGGAGTGGAGGGCCGCGTAAGCTTCCATGAGAGGAATAGAGCCACGGCTCTTTACAAGCTCGAGCAAGCGGTCGGCTTGCACGGAGTCTTGGCTCTTTCCTACTCGATCAAAGACCTTGGGTAAATCGGCCTCGAGGTCAGTTAGCTCCTGCTCTGCGCGCTTGAGGTCCGTCACCGTAATAACCAGGTCCTCCGATCTCGATGCAGAAAATATCATAGCAAGCTTGTGTAAGTGGGTCTGTTTCCTCGCTACGTACCCACCGAAACGTGAATCGTCCAATAGTCCATTGCCCTTTGTCGCGAAGTGGCGCTTGTACCAGTCCGTCCCCCACTCCACGGCCTCCTGCGTCATACCAAATTCGCCGGACAAGGCAGCTATCTGCGTTAAGTCCTGGGTAAGGTCCGCCTCCATTTTCGCTATATCGATGCCAGCTACAGCCATGCCCGGGTACGCGACATAGTTCCTCTTCTCCTCTGCATATACGAAGATACACCTCGACATAAAACCCCCGCCGATCATGTACTCGGGAAAGTTTCCACTGATCCACGCGGGCGTGGTACAAGCAATCATGTTGATCCATGGGTTGATGACCTCGTCGTTACCAGAACCTTTGGTCTCTTTGCGGAAAGCTCCCTCGCGTCCGTCCCAGAGGGAGACAAGCAGATCAACCATTTCTCGATCTCCGGGAGCCATGAGATTTCCAAACTCGCTCGATGCGATTGTGAGCGGGGACATTTCGAGCTCGGTGCCATCCGGCAAGGCAAACTTCTCACCTGCTCCCGCAAAGGATTTAACGAGAGCCTGCCAAGTGATAACGTCGGGACCGAAGCGTACGCCTTCCACGCGCCGCAGTAGCGACATTGCAATTTCAACCGTTGTAGACTTGGAGACGATTCCGGGAGGAGCGACAAGAATAATGTACTCATTGCAGTACCATTTAAAGTAGACTTGATCAAGCCAGCACTTGCGACGGATCGCGCCAGCGATGGCACTCACAGCGCACCAGCGGTACATCTTGTTCGGGGCTTCGCCAAACCGAGTGTACGCTTCGAACGCTTCTATCCAGTCGGGAAAGATGCGGGACATTACCAGTAGACTCCACGAAAGCGGCAGCGGTAGCAAACGTCATCAGCTTCCGTTACCTTTTGTACCGATGGACGGACTCGAAGCCATACGTTGTGATAGCCATTGAGCTGTTTATAGAACTCGGCCAACGCAGGGAAGATAAGATCTTCCTCAGTCGGCCCAGCCATATCGACATAGAAGTAGCCACGGTTGCTCGTGGGTGGTTCGCCATACTGTGTGATGTTATGGTGAATGCAGTAGGTATCGAACCAGTGCATGTTAGTTGTGTCCATTAGCTGCAATCTCCCCAAGATATCGTAGAAGTCTTAATTCCAACGGGCATGACCATTGGGTCTTCATAGGGCACTGTGATAGTACAGAGCGCTCGGATGAGGTCAAGAAAGAAGGCGGTCTCCGCAGTGGGAAACTGTCCAACAAGAGAGTCATGCACTTGCATGAGCAGCTGTAGGCCGCCATGGTTTTCCTCCTCCCATTCGTCTATCGCGACGAGTCCTTTGTTGATGATGATTGAAGTTGTCGATTGTCCAATCCAAGCAACTCCTTCGTTATAGACAGTGCCCTCGATGCGGTCAAAAAATTTTCTCCTATATCCGAAAGCATTGCGGACAGTTCCTGTAGTGTCCATTTGACGTATGGTTCTGTTATGCCATTCCACGACTTCTGGGCACTTTTTGAAATACCATCCCTGGACGCGGACACAATCAGAAACGGCGAGACCGATCCGTCCCGCAATATTTTCAGCCTTACCGAGATAGTTACCTCCGTGACAGAGACTTTTGAACTGGGTGTAAAACGGCTCGTCCTTCTTCGAGAAGCTAGGGTTGTCATAAAACTCTTTGCCCATTTCAATATAGGGTTTCTTTCCGGCTTTGAAGCACTCTTTCAAGTACTTGCAGTCGGATTCCCATGCAACAGTGCGAAGGTCCGCGGACTCGAGATCCAAGTCGAACATCGTGAAGCCAGGGTCAGGAACGAACATCTTGCGGATGTTAGGTAGCATGGCGCAGCTCCTTGTCCGCGGCATCCATCTCCGCGCGGGTCTTGTTCTCCTTGCCCGGCAGGTTCTGGAGATTCATTCCAGAGCCAAAGGGGTTTTCGCTTGACGAGAAACGGAACGTAACCGCGCCTGCGATGTTGATGCTGCAACGTATGCGGCCGTCGAAATCGCTATGGTCTGCGAGAAAGGTACTAGCATAAACGCGGACAGAGCGATACTCGAGAATAAGGTTAACAAGGGGGCGTATGATAGGCTCGCGAGCAGCTGCGCGGTTAAGGCATTCGTCATCGCAGCTTGGCTGTCGGACTTTACCAGGTTTAGCTCGTTTCCCGCGCTGGTATACCGGTGGGAGTTGTAGTTCGCCATAGAAAAACTCTTTCATTTGTTTCGGACTGCCGGGGTTGAGTGGATGACCGACGATGTATTCAATGTCCTCGAGCAAACCTCGTTCATGGGTGTGCATCTCGAGCTCGAGCTTCGCGCGCATGACGTTGTCGATGGCCATACCTCGGTTCATCATACGCAAGACTGCGGGCCAGAGCCGCATTTGGAAGTCATATTGATCGCGCAGCCCAAGGCTATCCACGACCGAATCCAGTGCTTCCTTACACTCGAACGTACGGACACAGTCTTCGCAGTTATATTTCCACAGGATGCGCTCGTCCATAGAGTCGGACCAAACTTTCCCATCGTCCTTCCAATATCGGTACGATTCGCAATAGAGCGACGCAATAAAATCAAGGCTCTTTGGTAGTCCTGGGAAGCAAAGGTGCTGAGTGAGCATTGTGTCGCGTACTGCACGCGGAATAAAGAGCCAGTAGCGCCAAATATACTGCGCGTCGTAAAGGAAGTTCTGCCCGATATTGATAGCACGAGGATGTGTGAGGATTTGGTATAGCCGGAATACAATCTCCGCTTCCTCTGCCTCATTCCAATAGCCATCTGGCCTCCGAGAGTCTAAGAAAGGAAAACAGATAGCGTCTTTTTTACTCCACGCAATGCCCAGGCAAGCCAGGTGGTAGTTGCGGGTTTCGATATCGACGCTGAGTGGGACTGGCTGTTCAGCAGACTCCAGTTTATCCGCAAGAAAGTCGAGGACATGGATGGCTTGCTCGAAGGTGGGTTCGACAAGGAAGTTATAGCGCGGGTTGATTGGTCCGTTTGCCAATACGCCTCGTGCCCGCCTAAAGTCCTGGACGACAACACGTCGTAGCGCCCACTGGCGAAGGATCGCCGCAGGGTTGTAGGTTGGGATGCAGGGCGGGCGCCAATCGCTGCTAAGCGTCGCTGTAAGTTCACTACCGCGCCAGGATCCAATGCCCCACTCCCCGGTGAGTGCCCAGAGCGCCACGTTTCCCAGGGCCACGATGAGTTTAGGTCTCTGCTTTTCCACCTGCTCACGGAGGTCCATGATCCCGGCGTAAAGTTCTGGTGCAATGACGTGGCCGTTGTAGCGGATGCCCCCGCGCGAGAGAAAGACCGCTTCCTCAGTCTTGTTCGAGGCAATCCACGCCGAGGTTTCTCCGCCAGGAGGACGACTCCGGACGACATTCGTAAGATAACAGTCACTTCGCTTCATCCCCGCCTCGCCCATCATGAGGCTTAGTTCGATACCAGAG